TCGTCTGCGCCGTCTTACCAAGACCAGGCTCGTCGGCAAGCAGCGCGCGGCGCGCCGTCGAGAGGAATGCAACGCCGGCGCGCTGATGAGGAAACAGGTCCTCGTCGCCGTCGTAGGTGTCAAGATCTCGGAGGGCATTGGATGGGTCAACGCGCGCGGTACGCTCGTTGGACGCCCACTCGGTCAGCCTCGGACCAATCTCGAGGTCAGACTTGAACACGGAACGGAGGGCAAGGCAGGACGCCCAGCTCAACGGGACGCGCCACGCGCCCTCGGCGGCGTTCCACGTCGCACCTGGGATGCTCTTGCACAACTCCTTGTAGCGCCACTCCGTGTTGATACGGATGTGCTCGCCTGTCTCGTTGAGCTCTACTGTTACCGGCACCTAAACACCTCGTTGTCGTCATTTCGTCGTGATGAACACTGTATCATATACTAAGCAGAAAAAGATGAAGTCTGCTACTTTTTTCTTAGTATCTTTCAGGGGTTTTATTGGAGGAGCCTCCGCGGGGTCCACCCATTCTTCGCAAGGAAGAGCAGGCCATGTCGGATCGCGTCCAGAGCGTGGCCGCCGCCGCCGCGGTGCCAGTACTCGAGCTTCTTCAGGGCCTCGTTGGGGAACATCCGCTTGGCGTCGGACGGGCTCTGATACTTGAGCTCGTTATCGCTTATACCGGCGTCCCTCATGATCTGCTTGAGCACGCCGATCTGCTCGAGGCTGTAGGGAGCCTGCGAGTTGCGAACCGTCTGCGCGTTGATCGTGAACCGCTCGCAAACGATGTCGAGAACGTAGTCCTCGCTGATCGCCTTCGCGATGATGCCCCTGATCGGGGCAGCAAACTCGTCGGGCTGAACCTCGGCGCTCCACTCAAGCACAGGCTCTGTGTCCTTCGGGGTCCAGGTAAAGCACGACACGCCGGTGGCCTTTCCGGGGTCAACGGCCAGGATCATTCTTTTCATATCAGTACTTCTCTCCCCAGGTCTCAAGTGGACCGTCGATGCCGGAGGTCAGCGGGACCGCCCACCCCTCACGCGTCGTCATGCATTCCTTGACGATACGCATGATCTCCTCGGCGTCCTTACGCGGCGCCTGTAGCACGATCTCGTCGTGCACCGGAACGATAAGCAGCTCGGTGAGATCTGCCTGGTCGAGCTTCACGAGGTTTGCCTTGAACACCTCGGCGGCGCCGCCCTGGATGAGGTAGTTGACCAGCGTGTAGACTCGATTCTCGTCACATGGAATGCGCCGTCCGGTCCAGGTGTAGATGTAGCCTTGGCCCTCCGTCTTGAGTCGGCGCATTCCGATGTCCTCAATCTGACGCTGGAAGTGAACCATGCCGGGGAACCTACCATCGAACGCGTCTGACACGGACTTCATCTGCGCCTCATGAACGTTAGCGGTCAGCGCCTGCTTCGCAACGCCGGCGCCGTAGAGACGACCATAGATCATGCTCTTGATAAGACCGCGGCGCTTGTCTGATCTGCCCATCGACGGGTCGTTGTACACCTCGCGACCGATCTCGGTGAACGGGTCGGAACCTGTAGCGTCTGCCATGTTGAACAGACTGATGAGGTTGTCGTCCTGCGACAGACTTGCGAACATTCGGAACTCGACCTGGTCGAGGTCGGACGTGATGATGACGTGGTCGTCGTCCTTCGGAATGAAGGCGCGGCGCACAACGTCGTCGCCCTTGGGCAGAGTCTGAAGAGCTGGGTTGGTGATCGACATGCGAGATGTTCGCGCGCCGAGCGTCCTAACGGACGGATGAACAAACCCGTCAACAGACTCGGTGAGGAAGTTGGAGAAGTAGGTGTTGGCAAGCTTATCAGCCTTACGCTGCTTGAGCACGATGTCGGCAAGATTGGATACCGCCTCGTTGCCGTCACGGATAAGCATCTTGAGCTGATCCTTGGTGCATGACTTCTGCCCGGTAGGAGTGTATTCGGTGATCTCGGCACCGAGGCTCTCAAAGAGACGAACGAGCTGAACGTTGCTCGTGATGGAGGTGCCGCCGTACGTCTGCTTGGCCCAGTCCTTCACCGAGTTGGCGTAGTTCGTGAGCTCGTCGTACTTCCTCCTGGAGTAGTCAAGGTCGACGCGGGCACCATTGATCTCCATGCGGGTGACGATTCTACGCGTCGCCATCTCGAGCTCGTATGGGCGATGGTACGGGCCGTCGGGTCCGCACTTCTCGTAGAACATCTCCCACAGCCGCGTCGTGAGCACGCAGTCCAGCGCGCCGTACGACCAATACGGCTGGAAGCTTGTCGGGACGGTTCCCCACGTCCAACCGTTCTTCGCAAGCTCCGCGTCGAGCGTGTCCTGTAGCGCGACCGCGCGGCCATCAATGTGCAGCGCCGCCAACCGCTTGAGAGCGCCGGACCCGAGCGGGTCGATGATGTGCGCCATGATCATGGTGTCGTGCGCGCGGTGCCACGGCAGATCCCAGCGAGACTGAACGGCAAACCATCGTGCCTCAAACGCAATGTTGTGGCAGATGATCGGACCATCAAAGCGATCCATGCCCTCGTAGAAGACGCCCTTCCACTCGTCCCAAGGGATTGACCAGCCCTGCTGGCCATCGCCTACCTGGACGAGACGCAGACGACCGTGCCACGGCGATAGCGCGTGGTCGCGTGGGTTGCCGGGCAGCTCGCCGGTTTCTGTGTCAACCGACACCGCGTTGTGAGGACGGCGCTGGCCGAGCCACTCAAGAAACTCGCGCGCCTTCTCAGTAGAGTCTACGAGATGGAGCTGTACTCCAGAAAGATCCTCAGTTGCCATTGTCACTCCCGCCTTCAACCACGACCACCTCAACGCCACACGTCTTGAGATAATCAAGAACCTTGTACGGATCACGATGCATGTCTGCCTCACTGATCATGCATACCACACGGGTGATACCGGAATTGGAAATCAGCTTGGCGCACGCGTCGCAAGGCGGGCTGACAATATACATCGTACCGCCAAGACTCTTCGACCTGTCAACGTAGAGAAGGGCGTTCGCCTCGGCATGAATAGCCGGGCACCCTGTGTACTCGGTTCCGAGAGACGTTACGCCCTGAGCCCGCTCGCACCAGTTGATGCACTGCCCCTGCTTGGGCCAGTTCGCGGCCGGGCCGTTGTATCCGGTGGCTACGATGTGCTGGTCACTCGAGACGATAACGGCGCCCATCTGCGCGCGCGAGCATCGAGATCTCTTGGCCACCAGCGCGGCCACACCAAGCCATGTTTCATCCCACGTCGGTCTGTCGTCAGTCGTCATCGCCTTCTTCGTCATTCTCGTAATCGGACATGTTGTTGATGGCGAACACCATCACCTTGGACACGAGCTCAAGCGCGTCACGACGGGAGAAGCCGGCCTCCTTGAGAGTGCAATACATCTCGTGCATTGACACGGCTGCCTCAAGCAGCGGAGATCTCTGGCCGAACTCCTCCTCGTAGTCTCTCATCGCTGCTCTTTCTCCTTGTTGCGCTCAATCGCCTTGAGCATGGCATCAGCGTACCACGCCTCCTGTGACGTAAGAGCAACGTGGTCTGTCTTGCCCTTGGCGGCAAGAAGCGCAAGAAGGCCGGACGCCTCAATGGCGCCCCAGGTAGATCCGGTAATCGGCGGGATCTCCACGATTTGATCGGTCTTCGTAAGCTGCTCGGCGGCGTCGTAGTGCTGCTCGTAGATGTGGAGCGACCCGACGTGGTGAGCGTACTTACCAGGCTCGATGCCAAGAACGCTTGCCATAGCGATCTGCACGCGAGTAAACTGGAAGAAGTCGTAGGCCGCGCCAAGCCATACGTCGTTGGACCGCATGTAGACGCTCATGTTGAGCTTGTTGTTGCGGATGCGGAACTGATGAAGAACGGTGCACGGGTAGTCACGCTTGTTTGGTTGATTGTCGTAGTCCGGGTTCCAGATTGTGACGACGGCCTGCCGCGAGTTCGGGTCGAGCTGAAGCTTCTGCACGACGTGCGCGTACTGGCCCCTGGTGCGTAGACCATACGCGCCGTGGAAGATTCCGTTGTCCTCGGCGAAGTTCTTGAACTGCGGACCGACGGCAATCACGACGTCGGGAAAGCTGGTGCCTGACAGAAGCTGGCACGCCTCAACGGCGCCGATGCCGGGAACCGCGTTGCGGCCCACCTTCATGGGCAGCGTGTTGTAGACGTCGTCGATGAGGATTACGGCGTCCTCAATCTCGCGAGTCTTCATGCCGCGCGGTGCGACCTCATCGCCGTGGCGAAGAACATGCTGAACAAGATCAACGTAGCCGTTGACGCCGTTCTCAATCTCAATCATTGAAGTTCCCATTCTCCTACGCTTTCTCTCTTGCTGATTTTTTGGATGGCGACCCCGTACTCATGACAGTCAGAGTAGCGGAAGCGGCGAACGTATTGCGGATGCGGCAGCGTGACGTAGTCGTCGGCGTGTATCGTTGTCCGCAGCACCGCCTTCTCCGCAAGACGACCAAGCGCGGCCACCGGCGGGCTGCCAAGATCACGATGCAACGCGCCGAGGCGGGCTGGATCGATCTCGTTGCCGTTCACGATTCCGACCGTCTGCCAGAAGCCGTCAGGTAGCCCGCGCATGAGGAAGTCGCCGGAGCTTGTGGATACCGGCATGAACGGTAGGATCGTCTCCTCGCCGAACTCCTCGGTGATGTTGCGCCTATCGCCGACGATCAGCACTGATGGAGTTGGGACGCCAATGTACTCGGGGTACGCGCCAAGAAATCTGGCCTTGTTCGCGATCTCCGCGGCGATGTCAAGAATACGGCGCGCGTACGCGGGATACTCGCGCATTGGCATGTCACCAGGTGAAAGCACGTCGGCAAGAATAGCCTCGTTCACACTGGTACGTGAGTACTCCTTGTGGATTGTTGACAGCTCATCAAGATTGACGAAGTCGTCGCCGCGAGAGCCTACGCGCTTGATGATCACGTCAATCGGCTGATACAGCAGAAACTGAGCCATTCCTCGAGATTGCATGAACAGCTCGACCCAGCGCCAGCCAGACTTGCCGAGTAGACCGTATCCATCCGTGTTGGTATGAGGACGCTTGAGCGGCGCGTACGTGCGCTCGCCCCAGTGCCAGCGATCGGCCAGGTGAATCTCGTCAAACAGGTTGACGTTCTGAAGATCAATCGCATATTCCTTGAGCAGGCAGCGACGCGTCTCCTCGGGCGGCCTACCCTTGTGATGCTTGATGATCTTAAGGTCGGGCTGCTCGGCAAGCAGCTCCTCCTCGAGCGCCGCGATCAGCGTGCTCTTACCGGAGCCGTCGCAACCTTCGATTGCAATAAACATGTCGTTCGTCCTTATCCTGGGTAGAGGATTATATCAGGGAATCATCTCAATTCTGTAAACAGCCTCGATGCCCTTGTCTAGATCCGATGCCGACTCAAGAAGGCGCTGAGCAACGTGGGTCAGGTATCGCGACCCGCTGTTGTCGTACTTGTAGAGCGCCTCAAGAACGGCGGACGCGTCGTCGCTGACCTGCGCCCAGTATCGGTTCTTCTCAGGAAAGATCACCGGAGCGTGAAGCGACGGGCGGCACTCGTCGCACGGAGTAACCTCGTGACGAATCTCTCTCGTGTCGATCTCCTGAAGCCCGTAGCGCTTCACAAGTTGGCACGCGCCGGTGTGATAGATCACCGAGACACCGACGCGCGAAAGAACGTAGGAGCCGTTGTCGGTCTTGTAGAGCTCAAACTCGATCCAGCGGTTGGAACCGCGCCGCCACGAGGACGACTTGCCGAGGAGCTTCCCATTGAACTGTAGGATCCGAGATCCGTCTTTTACTTCGATCATTTTAGTGTCTTTCCCGTGACTTGACACTCATCATAACATGGTTTGAATATGAGATGTGTATCATTTCTGGCTATTCTCCTAGACGGGCCTCAAGCGCCTCGACGCGCTTGATGAGCTCCTGCACACCCTTGACGGTCAGCGCCGTGACGGCGCGCTGATCCCAGTCGACGGGCTTGAACTCCGAGAAGTCCTCGTAGGTCATCGTCTCGGGGTCCTTATTACTCCACCACTCGCTGTCCGGCGCGTCAAACGCCGCCAGGTTGCGGTTGACCTCGGCGATCTCCTCGGCGATGAATCCATACGCGGTGTACTCATCCGACATGCGGCGACCGATGTCGTCAACACCCTCCGGGTATTTGTAGTTGAACGAGCGAGGCTGCAGGGCGGCGATTGTTGAGAGTGCGGCGTCGCCGTCAATGTCAACGATGTTTCGCTTGATCTCAACGGTTGAGCTTGAGCGACCAATGAAGTAGACGCCAAAGACGGTGCCGGAGAACAGCGTCACGGTCGGCGAGACGATTGTTGGCCAGTTTGGTATGGAGATGTAGTTCGTGTTAGTGACGACGTCTCCACCAGACTCCACGCGGTTAGGGCGCAGGTAGGTGGTGTACGTAGTCACGCCGTCATTGTCAAAGATCTCGATCCAAAAGTCGGCCAAGGCACCGGTTTTAATCGTTACGCTTTTTCCTCTAACGCCGTCTACCTCATCAAACGACACCAATATTAAATCGTTTGTTATGAGCACCTCCTCCTGCTCGTATCCGCTGTAGCTTGGTGAGTATAGCGGCTCAAACGTCCCAGCAGGGGCAACGTACCTAAACTCGTTTGCGCTAAACCCGCCGTAGGTCTGAGTGGAGTATGTTGACGCGGGGTTGCCGTCTGGATCCTCCGGGTTTGGAATATCAAGGTTTGCGACGGTTTTGTTTACCGCGATGCGATAGGACTGCAGTGTCCCTGCACCAAATGTATCCGTGTTGTCGGTGATCTCAATGGTGCCGATGTCGGCACCAATGATCGAGTTGATGCTCACGGCCGCAAGACTTTCTGAGTACGAGATTGCGTCGGTCGTGATTGACCAGCCGGCAATCTGTCCGCCGGTAATCTCGATGTTGCCGAGGCTGGCGACGCTCGTGGCGTTTGAACCGCGACGCTTCTCGAGCTTGCTCAGCCTGGTGTCGTGGTCGCTGAAGCGCTTGCCGATGGTGCGCTTGCTTCTCCTAAGATTACTCGCCAACTTTATCAATCTCCGGTTCTTGGATCAGCCTAAGCCGAACGTTCTCTGGGAATGCGGGGTTGTTTGGTACGCTTACCGAGAATCCCTCGATCTTGCGCACGATGATGTCTGTCCGCGGCTCAAGGTTGCTTGCTAGGCGAAGCAGAACAAAAGGATCGTTGATGATCAGCGCGCACCAGTCTCCGGGCCTGTAGGTGTTGACGGTCGGTGAAAGCGAGCCGTTGACGGAGATGGTGAAGTCCCCGAGCGGCGGGCGAAACTCCGATAGGTAGCGCCTCGCATGATCGTACAGGTCGTCCTCGTCGAAGACATCGTTCTTTGATGTCTCGGCGTCAAGAAGCGGCCATCCGGCCGTCAGCAGGTCGTTTGCCGTCGCAACGGAGTACGGCTGGCTTGCATCGCTACCCAGCGTGCTGTCGTTGCCGACGACAAAGAATCTAGTTGCGGCGTCTTCGGCAGACTCGCGAAGCTCGACGTCGTTGATGTTTCCGGGATACTCAAAGACGTAGTACTGAGCGCCATACCGCGACAGCGGCGGTGCCTCGCCTGGCGCCAGCGGCGGGTCAGGTTCGGGAAAGTCAATTGGAATAAAGACAAACGTTCTCGTGAACGAGTTTGTCATCGGGTCAAACTCGCAGTCGATGCGATACTCAAACCCATTCAGCGCGTCCGCGTACTCATCGAGCTCGTCTCCGACGGATCGCTGCTCAAAGCCGCGAATGATCTTGTTCGTGACGTGCGTCTCTCCGCTGTAGCTTTCAGTCGAAAAGTCGATGAGCGGGTCGGCGTTTGCCGGAAACGATCCATACGTTCCATAGATTATTGACGGAGTCTTTGTTACCGTTCCGCCCACGCTGGTTGTAAGCGATGGAACCTTTACGTTGCTGTCGCTTTTAAAGATAATGATCGGATTCGGAGTCGTGAAGATCTGAGTGATTCGCCTAAGACCGTTGAAGATAACATCGCGCCCGGAGGCATCGTCAACTCCTGCAACAACGACGTAGTCACCAACGGAGAACCCGTGAGCAACGGACGTTTGAATTGCTGCGATAAATAGCGGAAGAGGGAATATTACGTTTGTTGGATCAGACGCACCCTTCTTTACGACGCTTCTTGTGACGGATGAAACGGTTGCGGGTGCCACGTTTGCAAAGTCAAGGGCAAAGCTGATTGTGGTATCTGTTATAGCGGTAACCTCATGATAGCCGTCATACGGCGATCCCATGTTCACGACCTGCAGCGTTTGGCCAACAGACAGCTCGTGACCTGGACACGTTAGCGTCGCAACTCCGTCCGTGATCTCCCTGGCGGTGATCGTCGCGGTAAACTCCTTCGACGGCATGATCTCGTCGTTGGGAAAATCAACGTTGATGAAGTCATTGAACATGTGCCGCATAAGGCTGCGAACGTAGTCGTAGGTGTCGACGCGAACGATGACGGTCACGCTGGTATAGGTGCCGTTTGGTATCGGGCTGCCGTTTTCATCCTCAATCTCGACTGAGAACGTCGTTGACGTCGGCGCCGGACTGGAAAGAATCGTCTTGACGCCGGAGTACCTAAAGTTTCCAGTCTCGATGAATGACACGCGCACAGGCATGCCGGCAGCAAACGCAAACTCTCCGCTCGAGATCGTTACGGCGCCAACGCCTAGGCTGCCCGACACAACGATGGACGCGGTAAAGTCGTTGCTGTATGTCTTCCAGATGTTCCGCTTGTAGAGGTAGCTTGTAAACTCAGTACCGTTGACGGAAAGCATTCTGTCCTTGAGAGAGTACGACCGCGACCAGATGATTCCGCCCCACACGCACTCGCCGTTTCTTACGACGTACAGCGCGGTCTTGCCGGGCATCGTGTTCTCGTATAGCGAGTAGATGTCGGTGGCGTCAACCACGGGAATCTTCCCACTGAACGTGCCGGCGCCGTTGAGGGCGCGCTCATATGACACGTCGCTGAACGGCACCTCCTCGATGACAACGTTTGTCAAAAAGTCAGCAAGGAAGTAGCGATACTCTGCTACCGTTACCGTCGCCATTGCTTGTTCTCCACGTCAACTCGTCGCTTTGCCTGGCACATATTATCCGATCCAACCCGACCTGTAGTACACCTTCATGGACGCCGTACCGTTTACGGTACCCTCGTCAATGAAGCTGACGACGTTTGCTCCTGCTGCAAGAGTCAACCAGTCAACGAGCGTGTCAACGCGAGCGCGAGCGCCAAGCGTGATGCCGTTGAGCGCGACCTTGCGCTCGTAGGTGTCAATCTCAAGAAAGTCGGCGTCTCGCGTAAGCGTGCCCGACGGGCTGATCGGCGTTTCAAGAAAGTCGGACTCGTCGGCAAGAAAGCTGGCCTTGTCATCGGCGGGAATGTCGCTGACCTGAAACGTGCCCGTCAGCGTCGAGGTCACGCCGGAAAGATCAATGAAGTCGCCAACCGCAAGCGTATGATTCGCCGACGTTGTGATCGTCACCACTCCGCCAGTCGCAACGACGCTCGTGACCGAGCGGGTCTCTGACGCGCGCAGGGTATCGGTGATTGTGAATAGCTGATCCGTCGCATCGTTGTAGATCGTGGCGGGACCCGACGTTGGCCCGGTTACCTCGATGAAGATGGGCACGCTCGTGTTGCCGACGTTCGTGATTGTTCGCTCGCCGGTCTCCGGAGTCGAGTTATTCTTGGCGGGAATGATCTGGGTGTTGTAGCCCTCGTCGTCGCTCTCGTTCCACGAGTACTTGATCGGATCCGCGGCGCGCAGGCCGATCGAGAACTCGGTTCTTCCGCGCGCGTTGATTGTCGCGATCTCCGGGCGACCGCTGAGGCGAACGTATGCCGCGCGTGTTGGGTTCTCGCGCGTCTTGAGCCAGGCTCCTGTGTAGACGAGGCTGGTGGCGCGGACGAGAGTGTCACGCGCCGCGGGCAGGTATTCGGGGTCAGGTGGAAGAATCACACCGTTGAGCGTGATCTGACGTGCCTGCCAGCGGCCGCGAGCATCATATGAGCCATCGCTCCAGCCGCGGTCAACATCGGGGATCTCTGGGTCTGGGTGAACCCACCAGCCCTCGATGTCCGTGCACACCCAGATGACGTTGTTGTCATCGATGCGGTTGAGAGTTAGGTCACCGATGCTGACATCCTCCTGCAGCTTCATGCCGGTAAACACCGGCGGCGGGAGCGGCGTTAGCGATCGGCGTACCTTGGTATGCTCGCCGTCCTGCCCCTGCGGATCGAGGAACGCGCCGGCGCCGTACGCACCGGCGCCGTAGAGCGCCGTGCCGTACACTGGGTCGTATGGTGCTGGCATCTTCTATTCCTCTATGTCCTGGCTAGCTTGGTCAGGCGCTTGCCATGATCTCCCACGCGGTGCCGTTTGACACGAGCGTGGCCCAGGCTCCGTCCGTCGCGGGAAGAATCGCCGTGCCAGCGGAACCACCAATGCGCGGAATGACGTTTGACGCGTTGGAGACAACGGTCTGCGCCTGGATCGTTCTAAACATAAGCTCGCGGCCCGTCCACGATGCAGCTGCCGGCAGAGTCACCGTCACCGTACCGGCGCGGTTGGCGATGATCCAGTTGTCCGTGTCAAGAACCGTGTACGTCGCGTCCGTCGTGGTTACCGGCGCGCCACGGCCAAATGATCCGGTGATGTCAACCGTGTTTACCGGCGCCACCGTCGAGCCAACTCGCGTCTTACCGGCGAGTGCGTTCTGCGCCGTTCCCGCCATGTAGAGGTTCCACATGTTCGCCGCCGCGGCGATTCCACCGTAGAAGCCATAGTCGTTCGTGGCGCCCGTAAGCGTGGAGTCGACGTAGAAGCCATACTGATTTGTCACCGTCGCACTGGCGCCCTTCGTGCCCTGAACGGCGCGGAAGTGAATAAGGTCCGTAAGCGTGAATGATGCGTTCTGCACCGCGATCGACGTCGCGACGCCGATGGCCGCGGTGGTCACACCGGACTGAACCTCACCGTTGGCGAACACCGCGTACGAGGTGGTCGCGCCGGAGATGTTGCGATTCACGCCGAAGTTCACCCCGGCCGCGGCGGCCGTACCGACGCTGATTGACGTGCTTGAAATGAACGCGCCGGTGATGGTAATGGTGTTGGTCGTAAGCGAGTTCGTCAGCGTCGCGCCTGAGACGCTAAGACTGCTGAGCGTGCCGATCGTCGTCAAGCTCGAGGTCACGACGGTCGCAGGAAGCGTGGTCCCAACCAGCCCGCTGGCAAGTGCCTTGGTCGCGGGAATGCTCGACGGGCTTTGGTATGTGAAGCGGACGTCGATCGCGTCAATCGCTTCGTTCAGCACTGTGCCCCAGCCGGTGTCTCCGTTGTCCGGCAGTGGTGTTGTTCCATCAATAAGTGTTGCCATTGTGTTCTCCGTTGTGAATCCTTATCATAACCTACGCCGCACCCTTGCGAAGCTCGAAGGCGATTTGGCGATTTACAAGTGCGGCAAGCTCGACCTCGTCCATGCCAGGCGACGGGAAGATGTTGAACGTTGCACCGGCGGCTCCGCCGGTGAACATCTTGATCATCGCCTTGTCGCGCTTCGACAGGCCGTCCGGGTCCAGCGGCTCGACGCGCTCAGGCTTGCCCGCCTCGGCGATGGTGACGAGTGCGCCGCCACGCTGCGGCATAACTGTTCCGCCGAGTGCCATTCGGAATCCGGTCGATACCGAGCCGCGCGCTGAAGGCTTGGGAGGAGTCTTACCGGAGAAGTCAATCTCCGGAATCTTTGGAATGCTCTTACCACCAACAAACGGAATCCAGCTCGGGATCGTGAAGCTCGCAATAGTGTTGTTCCAGAACTTGATGATTTGGTTGAGTGGCCACGCAAAGATCTGAAGAATGCCCTTCGCGAGGCTCGCGATGCCGTCGACCCATCCGCCAAACGCCTTCTTCATTCCGTCAAGGAATCCCTTGAAGTCTCCCGTAAGAAGCTTGAACAACGCCTTGAACACCTCGAACGGCGTCATCATAATCTTAATGATTCCCGCAATGATGCGGATGGCGCCGCCGATGGCGTTTGCTAGGTTCGTGATCAGGTTCACAAGAATAAACTCGACAACGGGCATGACGTACTTTGCGAACTGATCGCCAAGCCAGCCAAAGATCTCGCCAAGTTTTTGGAACACTCCGCCAAGACCATCAACACCCGGCATGACGTCCTTGATCGCCTGGTTGATAATGTCAAAGGCGTTTCTCAGCGCGCCGCCAACCGCGTCAATAAGCTTGCTGACCGCCTCGCGAAGCTTCTCGCTATTGGCGTACATCAACGCAAAGATCGCGACGGCCGCGGCGATCGCACCGATAATGATCCAAATAGGCCCTGTTGCGATTCCTAGCACACCTGCCAGTGCACCGACACCCGTCTTTAGTAGACCAAATCCCTTACCCAAGAACTTAAGCGCGTCAAAAAGCTTGCCCACGTATCCGGCCAGTGTTAGGAATGCAAACTTACCGATGCTAAACATAAGCTGCCCGGCCTTGACGAAGGCAAGCTGCGCACCGACGAAGAGGACGATCTTCTGAATCAGCGGATTGCTAAAGATTGCCGTAAGAACGTCAAGGCCAAAGTTTAGCGCCGTAAAGAAGTTGTTGATTGACTCGCTTTCGGCAAAGATCGCGAGGAAGTCAACAAACTTATCTACGAACTCACCAAGCGCCGGCGCGCCGTCCATGAGGCGATCCATCGCGTCGCCGATTGTGGAGAAGATCCCGCTAAGCTTACCCGCGGTCTCTCCGATCGCGGGGTTGTCGCCAAGTGCGATGAACTCGTAGCCAAGCTCGCTGACAAGACCGCCGAGCGCGATTACGTTGTCGGCAACGTCGTTGAAGAACTGCTCAAGGCGGCCGCTTTGTTCAAGCCTTGCGGTGAACTCGTCAAACTTTTCCGTAGCGCCCTCAAACGCGTTGAGCAGCTTCTCTCCACCGCTACCTGGCCCGGCGGCCGCGCGACCGATGTTACCAAGCGCCTCCCAGATGTTCCTAAACACGCGACCAAGCTGCGCGGCAACGTCACCGGACTTGTTGAACATCTCCGTAAGCTCACCGGAGGCGTTTCTTGCCTCGATCGTCTCCGCACGTGTCTTCGCAAGAACGGACAGCCAGTCCGTGAATCGGCGAATCAGCGGGTCGGCCGCGGCAACGAGCGACTGGAAGATGCTGACGAGGTTTCCAACAAACGGCCCAAGCTTGCGAATTGTGTCAAGGTTTGTGTTCGCAATCTTGTTGAAGTTCTTTAGGTTAGCCTCAGACGTGATGATCTTTGAGAACTCGTCGGCGGTGTAGCCAAACGCGTCGCCCGTCGCCCTTAGAACCGGGATAAGAGCCGGAAAGAACTTGTCAACCATTCGCTGGATTGACGCCTCGAGCTGCGGAAACAGCTTTTCGCCGGCGGCATCGCGAAGCTCCTTGACGCGCGGCTTGAGGCTGACGATGAACTTAGCAAAGCGCTGTGCCTCCTTCGACAGCTTCTCCATTGGATCCTCGGCCGCGGCGCCACCGCTACCTCGCCCCTCACGCGCATCGTTGAGTGCCTTGTACGCCTTTGCAAGAGCGATCAGCGCCTTCTGCTGCTCCTTCTGCGCCTCGAGCAGCTGCTCCTCCGCGCTAAGCACCTCCTCGGATCCATCAATGCCCGCGGCGTTGCGGCGCTCGGTTTCCTCGGCAAGATCGGAGTTGCGGTCGATCGCGCGACGATAGTTGAGGTCAGCCTCGGCAAACGCAAGCTCGGCCTCCCGGCGTGCCCTGCTGTTTGGTGGCAGGTCCTGCACGCGGGCAAGCGTTGCGCGCGCGTCCTCAAGAGCAAGTGAGGCGCGCTGCTGGCTGATCGCCGCGTCCTCGGCCTCGAAGTTGAGCTGCTGAAGACTCTCACGAGCGGCGTCCTGCGCACGACGCAGGTTCTCAAGCGCATCGGTGACGCGCTTGTCAGCGCCCGCTACGCGCTCCTGCGCGGCGGCGTACGCCTCGAGTAGTCCCGGCATTCGGTCAACGCCGGAGCTCTTCCGTGCCTTGCCAAGAGACTTGATCGCCTCACCCATTCCGCCGAACGCGAGCTTGACGGTAAGAGCAACCTGACCAATTGCAGACAAAAGTCCCGGCAGAACGATAAGTGACGGCAGTGCAGCCGCAACCTGCGCCGTAAGAGCAACTAGGCCGCTGACAAGCGACGAGATCGCTCCGGCCGCGACTGAGATTGCCGGACCAAGGAAGTAGCCTTGGGTGACCATGCGCCTAAACGCATCAGCCGCCGCGTCCGCCTCCCTGCGGAACTGAGAAAAGTTTCTTGAGCCTCCGGAGGAGAAGCCCTTTGAGAATGCGTTTCCAAGCCTGGAGCCAAGCGACTTGGTATCAACGTCCTTGAGCCCGTTCTCGACGTCCTTCTGAAAGCCCGTGGTGATTGCACGGACAATGATCTGAGCCTCGCCTACAACAGCCACGTACAGTCACCTCCTTCAGCTACGTCGTAGATCATTCTACATCAGTTGGAGCTACCCTAGCGGGGCGTCTAGAGCCCTGCCAAAGGGTAGAGTCGCGTCGGGATTTAGGTCCGTCGGCGGAAAATATGGCTTGGGGACGTTTGACTTCTGGAACGGGTCAATCGGCGTTGGTGCGTCGCCGATGTCGTCGTCTAGCGGCGGATCAAGATTGTCAAGGCCACGAGACCCAGACGACGACGTCTCCATCGCGTACCGATACTCGCGACCGTACATCTTTGAGTACAGCAGGCCACGCATCTTCTCTCGTGCCTCGAGCTGCTCGCCCGTCTCCATCGACGACGTGTTCTCCTCAAACATGTAGTGAAGAACGTCGACCATGTCTGACATGCTCAGCTCCTCGAGCCGAACACCTGACATTATTGCCTTGCCGTTGACATACGGCCAGAGGTCTACTCCCCAGTCTGTGAGTCCTCTGGCCGTGTCGTAGGGCGGTTGGTGTACTGCTCCACGAGCCAACCGGTGATCTCGCCGAGAGTCTCAACGGTGACAATCGTGTCTGGGTCCTTGATCAACTTGTCAAAGTTTGCGTAGCTCTCCGGAAGAAGAACCGCCGAGAAGAACTCGTCAATAACCTCAGCGCTTGCGGCGGGGTTGTTCTCGTCGGCCGACTTGCGAACCATGTCGAGAAGCACCTTTCCTTGAAGCTCGGGACGGCAGGAGAACTCCTCGCCGTGAAGCTTGAAAACGATAGGATCTGTAAGCTTCTCGCCGCCAGTCCCAAAGTCCTTGAATCGTGTCATCGTAATCTCCTAATATCTTACGAACGGTGTCGTCTGTCGCTTGCGTCTCTGATCATAACACGAAAAGTGAAGATAGTGGCTCTAAGTAAGCATCAACCACATGTTGTCTGAGAGGTATCTGTTCGGCCTCGTTCCAGGGTGCATAACCTCACGTGAGTAGACCACGCGTGTTCCGCGCGTGAATCTCATGACCTCGCCGCCGCCGCGGGTAATCAGGTGCGGTCGCGTGCCCTCGTGGTGAATATAGGCATGCGGAACGTACGCGCCGACGGTTACCTTCTGCCCATACGTTGCTCGCTCGTGATCGACGCGAATAGACGAGCGGAGCTGTCCGGTTCTCATCCCGGCCTGGAGAATAGCGGCGCTTTGCACGCGTACCGCCCTCGCCTTTAGGTGACGACCGAGCGTGCCGCCCGGGTTTTTCAGCGCGTAGTCCATACCCGCTGGGTAGGCTACGAAGTTTGAGAACTGAATGTCGAAGCTCATGGGATCGCCATCGTAAGCTGCATATTGACCGTCTGGAACCCACCCTCCGGAGACGGAATGTCAGCCGTCGCGATTACGCCAACGCCATAGCCGCCAGGCTCCCACATGTCCAGTAGATTCAATGACTGCATCAAGACGTACGCGTCGATCGCCGAGATCTTTGCGGCGTCCTCGATCTTGTCCGCTGTCGGCGGGCGGCCGTTCTGCCCAACGGTTGGGATCTCTCTCGAGATCGACACCGTCATCACGGCGGTGCGGGCGGTGTTGCAGCGCATTGGAGCCGACGCCTGATCGCCGGGAGGGCCAAGGTAGATCTGTACAAGCGTTACAACGAGCTGCTCGCAGTCAATGGCCTGCTGGCCGACCGTCCAGTATTGGCGATTTGGCAGCGGAACGTTGTAGGAGTTGAACGTCGAGACGACGCGCTGAAGAACGCCATCGAGAAGACTGATGGCGTTGAGAGCTTCCTCGTCGACGTTGCTGATGTCTACAATTGCCATTTGTCGCTATCCACCAATCGTGTATGCGCTGATCACCGAGGACACGAGCGATACCTTGAGGTTTCCAGATCCGATATACACGGTTTCTACCTCAGAACCATTGTCGCGCTGCGCGTAGAGGTCATACGTGCCCGGGTCAACCTTACCGATCGTCGTTAGAACGTTTTCGTAGGTGAGTGTGATCGTGATTCGATCATCTCCGTCGGCGGCGACGTTTCCTGTGTCAGCGGCAAACACAACGTTTGACGCAGTCCTCTCGTACGAGATCTTATTCTGCGAGAGAATGACGTTGGAGATCGTGTAGGTGCCGTCAAACGTTCCGTCGACGCCCGTAACCTCAATCTCCGCGCCGATTGTGAAGCCCTCGGCATCCTCAAGAGTGAGTGTGGCGATGTTATCTGTAAGTTCCTTACCTACGACCTCGCCAAACGTCGCTGTTGGGTCGTATGTCTCGGTGCAATCATTCACCGTTACCGACGCCGACTCGGCGTAGTTGCGGACGATGACGTAGGGTTCCCACCCAAGCTCCTCAGTCAGGAACTCCGCGTTGATGTCGCGCAGAGCGATGTCAACCGACCCCTCTCCGCCAGCCTTGACCGACAGATCTAGGATGCTTGCCTGCAGCCTGGGCGCCTTCGGCGTGTAGCGACGGCCGCGCGGAACGTCGGGAGTAAACACGCGTGCTCGTGCGCGTGCCTTGTCGGGGTTGACCGACTTAAGAAAGAGGTCGATCTCGTAGAGACCGGTGCGCATATCGTCGATGAAGTCCTGCGAGTCCAGCAACGTGTAGGACACGCCCTGCCGGGAGATTGACGTGACGCGCTGTGGAAGCTGGCAGTCATCGTCACCGTTCCACAGCTTCGCGAACTCCATCGCGAGCTTTCGCGCGGCCATCTTGCCGAGGGTTGGCGGCTCGATGCCGTACGTGTAGGTCACCTCGATGTCGCACGGCGTCCAGCGCGATCCTGCGGTTGCCTGGATCGTCGAGTGGTCGACGAGGTAGTAGCTGTTGGGGTTCACTACCGCGCCTGAGCGGTTGCGGATCGTGTGAATCTTTTGTACCGGACGACCGCGAAGGCGAAGACGGGACTGGGGAGAGAGGCCGTCCGTTGTTACCGCCGTGTAGGAGTCCATGTCGGTGTAGGGAATGTTGTAGATGTCGCCAAGCACAAGCTCGGCCTTGTTGTTCCGAACCGACGGGCCGTAGCGGTACGAGAGGGTAGCGCAGACATAGCGCTCGGTTACCGTCGTGACTCCGCTGTACTTTCTGCCGGAAAGTGCCCAAAGAATGTTTGAGGCAGACTTTGCGGCCTCATAGGCGAACTCGGTCTCGACGTACTCACCGAGCTCCTCAGGAGTAATCCACAGATTAGACATCTATCTCTCGTTTCGCGATCTAAATAGCCGTGAGCGGCGCACCTGTATGTATTCTATACAATAGATGCGCCGCCCACAAACTGGCTACTAGGTTGTCAGGATGTCGGATCTTCAGTCGATGCGATGATGAAGTCGATGTCCTCGTCCTCGTTGTAGTTGATGTTACCAGGAGTGTTGTACGCCGTGGTCGAGCCCTGCGAGAGGAAGTCCTCAACGTCGCGGCTGTTGGCCTCGACGAATGCCGTACCGGAGTCCGCCGTCGACGAGATGTTGCCGCTCGTCGTGGTGGTGTAGGTGAACTGGTCGGTCGCCGGCGTTGTGGCAATTGTGTACGTCCCGTTGAGCGCCGTGGTGGTCAGACCAGAGACAACGACGGTGTCGCCAGGCTCGAAGTTGTGGGCTGCTGTGGTGTCCACGGTCGCGGTCGAGCTTGTGCGAGCAACGTTGTCGATCGTCGCGGTGAGGTCGCCGTGCCAGGTGTAGAAGCCCTTGCGACCGGTCGGCGCCCACGAGGAACGGGCGTACGAGTACGGACGCTCGGTGGCCACCGGGAACTCCCAGCGATCGTCAAGGCCGTTGTTGAATGTGACGTTTCCGAGGCTGTAGCCCTCGAAGGTGCTCGCAAGCATTCCGTTCTCAATCACGCGATCGCCCGACTGACGAAGACGGCAGAAGGGGAAGACCCAGTGGAAGTAGGGAAGTGTCGCGGCACGCTTGCCGTCCTTGACGGCGAACGACCAAACCTCGATGGCTACGCCGTTACCGGCCGGGTCATCGCCAACCGCGGGGGCGGCCCAGCCGATGCTCTTGCGGTCAGGCGCGGCGAAGGTGCCGAGGTTTTTGCGAAGCAGGAGACCGCCCGACAGGAGCTGGCTGAGCTCCGGGTCGGGCTCGCAGATCGCGAGCTCCATGGTCACGCGCTTCATGGTGTCGGGTGCCTTGTACGAAACGCAGATGGTGCCGTTCGCGGACTTCTCCACGATTTCGTCGCCTTCCTCGTACTCCGGCGTAAACGACACGCGCATGAACGCTGATGTCGTGTAGCTGTCGCCGGGATCGTTGAGCAGCGTCCCAGCGGCGTCAAGACGTGTCACGCGAATTGACACTCCCTGAATGCTTGCTGCGTAGTCTTGGGTTGACATTGGAACTTTTCTCCTTAGATTGCCGCGCTTAGGTCTACCCTAACCGCAATGTGGATCGATGTATCAAAGTAAACTGCCGCGGGGCGGATTGCCTTGAGGCGCATGTCATTCTGGTTACCATCTACGTCATACGCCTGGGACAGGTTGTCGTTGACCACGTCGATCTCGCCGACGTAGGTCTTCACGGCGCCTGTACCATACATCCACTTATTGGTGTCAGAAGCCGTGGCTCCAGTTGCACCCGTGGGTCCTGTGCCGGAATATCCGGTGCCAATCACAATCGGAGTTCCACTTACGGTTTGAAGGTGGTTTTCCTTGTGAAAGATCATGTAGCTGCTGGAGAGCAGCGCGGCAGTGTCGCGTGTCATGTGAATGACTCCCTGCTCTCCGCAGGGCGATGCCTCGCCGATCTTGTAGTCAAGAAGCGCGAGCGCCCGCGCGGCGTTTAGCGCCGTGCCGCTGTTGAGCACGGTTGCAGTGGAGTTTGAAAGAGCCAGGTTGGGGTGAGTCTCACCCTTACGGATCGCGCCGTCCCAAAGCTCCTGCTCGACGGCCTTCTGAGTTACTCCCTCAAGTTGAAGCTTGATGCGCTCGATGCGATCGAGGCCAAGAAAGCTGAAGGTTGAGATAACCTCCTCGAGCTCGACGAAGAACGGGTCGATCTCGGTGTAGTAGGTGGGAGTCGCGTTTGACGCGACTGTGTCCGACGTTGTGTCGGTGGCGTCCCAGTTGGTAGCGGCGTACAGGTCGGTCGCCCACTCTTGCGCAAAGCCGCGAATCCAACGATCCTCGTTGGATGAATCCTCCGGCTTGGCAACTGAGAATAGGCCGTAGTCGGCAGGAACAATCTTCAGGGCCTCGACTACGCCGTTCTTTGGAAAAGCCATTTGATGAATCCTTAAAATCTTAATACCATCCGAGTTGCTCCTCCGAGGTCCGAAGACCCCGGAGGAGCGAACTCATTGGACGATGCTACTGGGATCAGTACTCGATCGCCGCAGCGGTGGCAGCGCCGGTCGTGTCGCGGAGGGCCGCGGCGACACCGTTGACCGAGATGGTCGAGGTGACGGCGAGCGACTCCACGCCAACCTTGGCGACGCCCTCGAAGGTCTCAACGAACATCTTGTAGTCGTTGGTGCCGACGAGTGTCGAGTCACGGATGATACCGAGGTCGAGTGTACCACCGTCGAGGAACAGGAATGTACCCTCGGCGAAGATGTACCACGTGAACGTGTCGGGGAACTCGTTCATCGCACCAACGCTCTGCGAACCGAAGACGTCGAGGTCGTGCGAGAACGTGATGTTCACGCCACGAGCCGCGAGGTAGCCCTCGATCTCAGCATCGGAAGCGGCGATGGTCCCGTCACCAGGCATTGCCAGCGCAAGGTCGGCACGCATCGCGTCCTTCATCCAGGCCGGAGCGATGACTCGCAGCGGCATGGAGGGGTCGAGACGGTGACGGTTGCGGTAGGCAGCGCCGGCGCGACCGACCTGCACGAGGAAGTCACGAGCAACGCCGATGAGGCTGGTGCTTGTGATTTCAATCGAGCCGGCGGTGAGCTTGCTGGCGAGGTACTGCTCGGCCTCACGGGCGTGCTGGATCAGAGCGAGCTCGTTGTGACGGGCGATGAGCTCTGGGTAGGCACGGGTCATGAGGTTACCGAACTGCAGCTGCAGTGTCACGGCGTCGGTGGCGACGGTGAGCTCTGTAGCGGCGCTTACGGTAAGGCTGGACTTGACGTCGGTACCAGGGCTGGTGTCGGTCGCGTTCGTCCAGACACCAACGGCGTTTCCATAGCTGGAAAGCACCGGGGGCTGGATGTAACGGATACCGCCACGGTCGGCCTGGAAGCGGACGAGTGCGTCACGGATCGGACGATCGGTCGAGCCGAACCCGAAGATGTCATACTTGACCTCGAACGGGGTGCTGTGACCACCCGACGCGATAATCGCCTGGGGATCAACGACTGCGTTGATCTTGGCGACGTTCGAGTCGGTATCCTGGTTGAGGACGCGAGCCTCGGGGTACTTGGTTGTGATGGACGCAACGATGTGCTGCTCGCCATCTCCACCCTTGACACGGCGCAGGCCGTGCAGACGGGATTCCATGGCGCGAGCGATCTCGCTGTAGTCCGCCATCACGCCACCCGCTGTGTACCCAGGGATGTCGGCACCCGCGGTGATTGTCACCGGGGCAGCCTCGCGAACCTGGATGTTCGGGCGACGGTCAGCGGGGGCCTGGACTTCTACGTCGTCCATGCCCTCTTCGTGTGCGGCGGCAGTCATTGATGCCTCCTGACCTTCCTGCTCCACTTCTGGAGCGTCTGTGATTTCTTGTGTGCTTGCTTCAGCGGCAGGCTCGGTCTCGACGGCTGCTGTTTCCTCAGAAACGGCGGCCTCGGCCTCCTCAACTACCTCGGCGGTTGTTGTCGTGGTTGAAAGTTCGGACTCTTCCTCAGTGGCTGTAGATGCCTCCATCATGGGGGCCTTGTACTCCTCTTCGTCGTCATCGGACTCAGCCGGGGCCTCAGCCTCGATCTCGACCTCAACGGCGGGAGCTTCCTCCATGACTTCCTCTTCCTCATCGCCCTTGACGCGCATGGCGGCTTCGGCGGCGCGGGCAGTAAGCTCTTCAGCCTGTGCCTCGCGACGCTTTACCTCGCCACGCACGGTGTCGAGCATATCAGCAAGAGTGGTCATAGCATCTACTGTCTCTGGGGTTGGATCCATACCCTCAACCGTTTCAAACTCGGCAACGATCGATGCCTGAAGCTCGGCGACTTGTTCGTCGCCGAGATCAGCAATCGTGTCGAGCATTTGCTTGATACGGTCCACTGTCCCTCCTAGGGCCAGCTCATGATGAGTCTCTTTTTGACTCATCTCGGGTTTCTGTCCAAGGAAAGGGACTCACGCGCGAAAGGCGGAGGCACTTGCCTAGGTCTCATAATACCAAGGTACGACTACGTCAATAGTCGCAGCATGGTGCTCATTTCCGACGAGACCTCGCTCTGCGAGTATACATCTCCGCCGGACATGAAGCTCTTAAGGTTCTTGGTGGCGACGTCGGCGTCTTCCTTGCCGATCTTCTTCTCCACCCGGTCAATCATGTCCTCCATCATGTCCTTGAGTACGGGTGGCAGGTCGCTGTAGCGAACCTTGGCACCCGGCTCCATGAACGGTAGAGGCAGGTTTGAGATCAGCGAACCTAGCGCGGCGGCGGAAGTCCTAATGTTTTCCAGGGCTTCTGGGTTCAGTCCACCAGAGTCAAGGCGGTCGATCACGGATAGGAGATCAGCGGCGGCCGCCACGGCGGCCGAGTAGTTACCGGCGTTGTCCAGGTTCTCTGCCTCCTCGACCTTCTCCACGACGTTCTGAAGGCCGGACGTGCCGAGGTCCTGCTTGAGGCGGGCCAGAACCGTACGGAACTTGCCCTTGATGTCACGGGGCTGATTCTTACCGGACACATAGATGCCTGGTTGACGCGCAGCGGTAACTGCTTCTAGATTTCCGCTATTCTGTGCCATGTTGCCTCTCAGGTCTCGGGCTGGTCATCCTGCGCGAGTCGCGCCTTGGCGGAGGCCACTCGGGCGCTGATGTCTGCGACGTCCTCGTCGATCGCCGCGGCGGCCTTCCACTGCTCGGGGATAAGCTCGGACTTGCCGAGGGCCCGGGCCCGCTTCATGATGTGGCGGCGAACCTGGGCGCGCTTGCTCTTCTTCGAGCGACCGTATGCCTGGATTGCGTTCTTGAGATCCTCAACGTTGCGGATCGGGTACGAGCCATCGGGGAGGGCCTTGCCCTCCTTGGCAAGCCTGTCGCGAACCCGCATCGAGATCGCACCAAGCTCGGCCTCGGCGCGGGCCGATGCAACTCGAGCGGATAGGTCAATGTCGAGATCAACTATCTCGATGTGCTTCTCCGTCTTGAGAGCCTCGAACTTGGCCCTGGCCTCGGCGGCCCTGGTGGAAAGCTCGGCCTTGTCATCGGCGTCAACCGACGCGTTCGCCGCGTTCTCGAGAGCCTCGATGCGGGCGGCAAGCTCGGTCACCGGGTCGGACTTCATCTTCGCAAGAACACGGGCTCCGGCGGCGACGAGCGCGTACACCTGGCCGGATGCAACGCGGGCGCGTGCGATCGGGAACCCGGGAACGTTTACCTGGCAGACCGCGACGAGCTCAAGCGCGCCGTTGATCGGGCGCCAGTCGCCGGACGGCGCCGACGCGCGAAGCGCGCGGACCTGCTCAGGAGTGGCAGACGGGCGAAGTGCACCGGCGACCCAGATGCCGTAGGCGTCCTCACCAGCGTGAACATCGGCGATGGCCGAACCGGTGTCGTCGTAGTGCTTCGCGGCGTCGACGGCGCTCGCCTCGAGCGAGGCGTGGCCGCCGGCAAGCGTAAGCTGGCCAACGGGATAGTCCTTGCCGTCATCGGCGCGAACCACTCCTGTGTGGAAGTACGAGTACTTGCTCTTGCTCCGCGGTGGGCGGGTGCCGTACGACATTCCGATGTGGTTGGTGTTCCACGCAGCGATGTGACCAAACACGCGGCCGGCATCGTCAACGGTCAGCGGGGTTGCTCCGCTGAGCTTGGGATTCGAGAACCAGGTAGCTGGCGGCACGGTCGGGATCGACCCTGCAACCGCTCCGCATGCGACGATCGCATTCGCCTCGGTCTCGTCCACGTCTTCGGCGTAAACGCCGTCGGGGATGCTGTTCATCTTGTCCTCCTGGCTTTCGCCTACGGTAGTGTTCTCGTCTAGATAGATTCTGCATTCCTGGAACGCAGGCTTCGGTACAATTGTAACTGCCATCACTCTGGCGTGATCGATGACGATCTTGTCACCGCCGATCTTCTTGGTCTTCTTCTTGCCCTTGGCTGCGGCGTCCTCGTCGTCCGCCTCGGACTCGCTGGCCTCAAACCTGTCGAGGTCAGCAGACACGCCGCGGACGAAGCCCTCACGCACCATGCGCTCGACCTCCTGGCCGTAGGAGCTGCTGTCGAAGACACCGTAGGCATTTCCAATGCCCTCCTCGGTGCGCTCCATTCCGTCGATGCGCCCAACGACTACCGAGCCGTTGTGCCCGTCGGCGGTGTGAATCTGCCATAGAAGCGGAAGTGGGAGCTCGCGGATCTCAATCGAGCCTTTCTTAAAGATGCGGCCGTCGCCAGACTCGGCGTCCTCGGGAATGACGAGCGGTATCGTGAACCGAGCGCCGTCCTTCTTCTCGATCATCTCGAGCTCGATGCCAGCGGCAGCCGTGAGAACTCGAGCACGAGCGTCGGCGATCCGAGCGCGGGTATAGACGTACCTGACGACGTCCTCCTCGGATGGAACGTAGAGTTCCTCGAAGAATCCGCCGCCGCGGACTCCCTTTCTCTTCCTGCCAATGTTGAACTTGCTGCCGGGCCACACGCCAGTCGCCTCCTTGTGGCGAAGCGAGCAGTAGCCTTTGGCGCGGATTCCCATGTACTTGCGAAGCTGACGGTAGCAGCGCGTCCAGTCGCCAGGCGTGTTCCAGCGAATCTTAAGCGCGCCCTTGCCGTACAGCCAGTAGCGACGAAGCTTCTCGGCGCCACCGCGGTTGCGGTCTAGCCCGCCCTCACCAACGGCGACTACGGCGCCCGACGCCGTGACGCCATCGATCTGCGCCAGCGTGTCCTGAAGATCTGCACCAGACAGAGGGACAACGGGAGGTGGAGTCGGCGACGTGAGGTCCGCGAGGATCTGGTCATCGCGCACCCACTTCTTGTCGACGCGCTTGTACGTCGCCGGAGTCGTTGACTTCGCGCTCGCAGGCACGATTGCGACGAGATCAAAGACGGCGCGTGGATCCTCGGGCGAGACGATCGCCATATACATCGGCTGGACGTCGGATGTCTCCGGAGTCATCGGCTCGTCGTCGGTCACCGTTGCGGCCGAGATCATCGGGTTGTAGTACAGGTTATAGATCGGCTTCTTCTTGAAGAGCTTCGAGTAGAGCGGGTGCTCACGAAGATCTACGAAGTCCTCCTCAAACTGAACGCCAGAGCGGCGCTCGAGGTCGCGGACAAACGCTTGACGTGAGGCACGTGCGTCGGCATCGGTTGGGACAGGGCGACGCGGCGACGGTGCCTGCTGCCTCTCGCGCTGACTCTTTACCCACGCGGGGAAGTCGCCGATGACCTGCTGAAGTTGGTCGGGTGTTAGCGCAGGCAGACCTTCGGGAAGCGTCGCGTTCGGGCGATCAATCGGTGCCCTTGGTTGACCAAGAATACCGCTTGTGTCGAGCCTCGAGTCCTCGGACGGCACCTCCATCGTCTGAGGCGCCATGTCCTCGGCCTTGGTGGTGTCCTTTGCCGGAACCTCGGTCTCGCTGCCGTCGTCAAACCTTACGCGAACGGACTGTGTATCGGGGTTGATTCCGACGATGTTGCCCTGGCGGTTTTGGCTGTTGACGGATACACGCGATCCCATCGCGGCGAACTTGCCCGTGGCGTCGCGGACCTGCTTGCGCGCCTTCTGCGAACGCTCCTCGGGAGTGTACTCGCCGTCGCCCTGCCCCTGCTTGGGCGCCTCGGCGGCCGAGACAACTGCGTCAATCGTTTCCCAGTCCATGTCGTCGGCCGCGGCAGCGACGAGCATGGCCTCGTCCTCGTTGAGGTCAAACACGGTGACGGGGTCGAAGGGCCTCTGCTGAAGATGCGCCGAAAGAATAAGAGCCGAGTCGCTGTCGATGAAGATATGCGACTTCTCAACGAGGTCGTCATCGTCGTCAATGGCAAGATCGAGGGAGTAGACGTCGGCATCTACGAGCCCAAGATCGTCCCACGAGCCGCCGTCCCAAACGCGAACGTCTCCAAGCTCGTCAATCATGTAGAGGCGATCGATGCCACTTTCATCCATGCGAACGCGCGCAACAAACTCACGGACGGGCTCACCATCGATCTCGTCGTTGGAGAACGCGTCAACGTCGGCGTCGTAGCGAGTGGCGGTCTCGTACTCGTAGGACTCGTCGTCTGAGGAAACGATGAATCCGCCGGCGATCGTGCCTTTCTTTCGCTCGCGCTCGACAATCGCCTGTGACCAGCGCCACGCGGCGTCTCCGCCCCAAAGCGCCCACGCGATGCGACCGTTGGACGGGAAGTTGTCCTCGCCCGGGTCCCAACCCTTCGCCTTCTTGTCAACCTCATGGCGTGGGAAGTACTTGGCGACGTGGCGAACCTTCCTAAGGCCGATCTGCCCACCGTTGGCGAGAATGCGCGCCGTGTTGAGACCGACGGGAGTTCCGCCGCGGCGATGCTCCTTGCGCCACTCAAGCGCCTTCTTAGCCTCCTCCTGCACACCCTTGGGAATGGTGTACATGCGCCCGGAGGCAACGACAACCTGAACACGAAGATCAGCGAGGGCGCCCGTGGCAAGATCGTAGTAGACTTGATCTACGTTTACATCTGCTTTAGACCAGACCTGTGCGGAGGCCAGAACCGCCAGCTCTCCGATATTCTCAACCATGTTGGTGGAGCGGTCAATAACGACGGCACTGGTGCCATCGGTAAAAAGCAGGTGGTTGGCTGATTGGCCAAAAAGCTTAGTCATCTCGTTAGCACCTCGAGCTTACTTTATATCATCTGTGACGGGGCCACCACCGACCCATGCGCGGCAGGTACGGGCAGACGCGCACTTGAAGTCGAAGGCCTCGCAGTACCCAAGCTCCCCGGCCTCATCGATGAGGTCGAATTCGTCCGCACGCGATTCATCGACGAGACCACCCTTGATGCAGTCCTTCATCTGAGGGCTGATGATGAATACCGCGCAGTTACCGCAGCGCTGCCTCTTTGCCTGCTCAACCGGGACCGACCACTCGTCGGCAAGCTTCTTCCAGTATCCGCGGTTCGCCTCGGCGGGGTTGAATGGCCCGTACATCGCCGTGTCAATTGCATTCTTGCGGTTCTTCAGGTTTAGGGCAATGTCCTTGGTTGCGGGCGGGCACTCAAACGCCGCGGCGGTTACGGCCTTGCGACCGCCAATCTTCATCTTGCGGTCGTTGCTCTCGGCCTCGTCATACTCGGCGATTGCGTCGATGTCAACGTCCACGTTGTAGAAGTCGGGGTCGTCTACCTCGTCAAAGAACTGCTCGGTGACGGGGAACCAGGCCTTGTTGTCGCGGATGTAGGTACTGCCCTTGTCGGCGCTACCGTATACCAGGTACTCGACCTCACCGGTGCCCCGGTTGATGATCGCATACATGTCATCGTCCTCGGCCTTTGCCTCGGGCCACTGCCTCGGCGCCTTGAGTGGATTTTCAGCCATAACCGTCCTAGTCGCTTCCCTTGAGTACAGACCAATCAAAGCCGATGATCCAGTCAGAGTCGGATTCCTCGACGGGTCTTATTCTATACTGTATCCCACCGCTCGAGAACGTTGCAATGCCTTGATCATCAATAAACACGAGCATCGTGTCCTCGTCGAGTCTGTACGACCGCATGATCCCGTCCGTCGCCACCGACACCATCTCGACCCTCTCGTCTCCAAGGTAGTGAACCTCTGTGAAGAGTCGATAGATGAGACGACCTAGGCCGGAGGTTGGGCCCTCAAGAGCCTCAAGTACGGCGTAGCCGCCAATGAGGTTTGTTCTCCTAATCCGGTCCTCTAGGGTGGGGGGCTGGAGTCTTCTCTTGCTTTTACTTTTCTCTGTCATTGTAGTCAACCTTCACGCTATTATATCGCTACACCACGGATGGTGGCACGAACTCCTGAGCGATCCTTTTTCTAATTTTATCGATGAGATCTGTTCTACCTTCTTTTTCAAGATCCATAATCAAACGAAACACGAGCGCCATGACGTCCGCCTCGAATTTGTCTTCGACACGGTTGATCAGATCAATAAGAGATGTAGACCCTGACGTAATAGCGTCATTCTCGAGGTACAGTCTTGCCTGCTTAATGGCTCCTTCGAATCCGCCGCTATACGCGCCAGGCCCCATGACAACTCCAAGAGGCGTGTACCCGTACAAATTCCCGCTCATACCTCTCTCGGCAAGTTGTTTATAGATCTCAATCGCCTCGTCGATGCCGATCTGCCTTGGGGAGGGAGGGATGCCTGGTACGGCGTCATCGTAGTCGACAGACGGCCGGTATTCGTATAGCCTGCCGTCGGGATGAACAATGAGCAGATTTCCGTTGCCTTCCACCCTCGCGTACACCCTCGAACCTATCGGAGCGGTTCTATAGCGAAGACGGCTGCCTGTCGCGAAATCAAGAAACGTATTGTACAAGACTGCGTCATGTGATGCGTAGTTAGATAGTTCGTAGAGCTCAGGCAACTTGATCAAACCGATCTCCTCGATGCTGTTCTCGAAGATGTCATCACTTGGGCCCGAGGGGTCCTTTAGTCTTTTCTCGTAGTATCTGGTGTCGAGTGCGTTGAGCCTGACCTTCCTCGAGGCATTCTGAGAATCCTCGCTCAGCTTGATGAATTCCTCAATTGGCACGCCGTTGATCTCGGTTACGCCTCTTCTTCTGAGCTCCTCAAGTAGATCGTCGCGGATTTCGCTAGACACAACGACACCAACGGCGGCGTCAATGCCGACGCGACCTTTGATCATCGTCTCATACATAAACGGCAGTGTTTCACTGTAGACTCCCATCTGATAGCCGCCCTTTGGCGTCCTCGATCCAAACTGATCTGTGGAGTTTGCGTAGAGGTCTGATCTCTCATAGATATTGGCGGCGTCAAAGATGATCGTCATAGATCCGTACATTGGATCAGCAATCGTCTTAAAGCCTTTTCTTGGAGACAGATAGACGTAGTCCGCGCCACCGCTACTGATGTCTGTCTTGCTTGACATGCCGCTGACTGGTATGCCCTCAAGCGTTCTTGACGTCGTAGACAGCAGCGCACCAAACCCGCCGTGCTCGGGGCCGACCAACGCAGCTACAAGATTCTTAATCATCCAGTCCTGCGCCTCACTCAGGGTGATCTCTTCTCCATACAGAGCCGTGTAGTCGCTTGCTGCGGTCCACCGGTCCGCGGTCATCGTGTGGATGAAGAATCCCGTGTCAGTTCTCTCCATCATATCGAAGACAAAGTCTTCAGGCATGATGTAGCGAACTAAGCCCGAGCTGTCTACGACCACCTTCAAGTCCTCTGGACCGATTCCGTACCTGCTCTTGATCTGCCCAAGAAGATCGTCTCGCCTATCCTGCTCGATGACGTTGTTTGCTGGGTCATTTATGCCAACAAGTAGACTGATGAGGCGATTCTCGATGAACACCCGCATGTCCTGCTCCTCGGCCGGTCGCGGAGACCGCACTCCCGCCTTCTCAAGAAGCCGAGCGATCACCTCCGGCGCATCGGCGCCGTCTACCTTGTCTATCGGAACGTCAATAGTGACCATGTTGTGGTATGCATTTGGGCCAGGCAGCCTTGCCTCTGACTGCGAGGCGATCGAGGTGAGACTTGGGTCTGTCGTCGATCTTACGAGAGTAATGTCGGCATCGGTGTCATCGTCTAGGTAGCTGTATACAGCGGTAGCTGCGCCTCCGCCCGTCGAAAAGCTCGCAAAGAACCTCTCGCTGATGACGATGTTTCCTTCGTCGTCGACAGAGGTGGTCGGTGCAAGATATCTGTCCCTAACTTCCCACTCGGCGTCGTCAGACGCCGCGATCGCGAGATCACTTCCTGCCCACGGAGTCAGCTTGAAGCGAAGACGAAGCATTCTTTCGCCGCTCGGCGTCACGATCGTCATCGCGCGAACCTCAAGGTCCTCGATGTCGCCGGCGTCGATGGCGGACGCCAGCACCGGCATCTTGTCGCCGTCCTTATTGATGACGCGATCGACGACGTCCATGAGAGATGGAACGTCCGTTGATCCGCCAAACGGCTTTGAGCTTAGGCTCTTTGTTGTCTCGGGCTCAAACCTGGGTCTACCCGTTGGCTCGATTACGACGGGCTTATCGTCGACTACATCTACAGTTGAGTCAGAGTCCTTCTTGTTGTCCTGGCCAACAACCGCGATTCGGACGCGCTTCACGACGCCGTTGGAGTCCGTAACCTTGCTGACAACCCTGAACGTCGTGCCGCGGTCAAGAAGAATCTCATGCTCACTTGTGAGGCTGCTCAGTGAGCCAAGAGTCTGGTTGACACTGACTCCGCGCGTGCCCGCCGGCACCGCGATCTCAAGAACAAGTCCAAACTTGTCGTCATCGTCTCCGTACCTAGAGAACTGCTCGCCGGTGCTTGGGCTCAGACTTGTTGAGGAGTATCCTAGATCGTGAAACACCGCTCCAACAGGGTAGTCGGCGATTTCTCGGGCGTAGTCGCTATGAATGCCACGATGAAGAACAAGATCAACCGGCGTGGTTGGCGCCGCCTCAAAGAGCCTGTCGAGATCTGCGACAAGATCATCAGCCTTCTCTCTAAGATTCGCAAGCTCGTCGGGAGTCTCGACGTAGTGAATGTCGGTTATATCGCCGCCGCGAAGATGCGTGTTGATGCCCATGTAGTCCGTGTCGGTGTAGTTCTCGAGCGCGGTATAGCTCTCCGCTAGCGGAAGATCATCAAAGTCAATGTCAGGATCGCCCCTATCAACACCGAATTCAGCCTCGTCATACGCAGATGCAAACTTATCCTGCGCGGCTCCAGCGGTACTTAGGGGCGCGATTTGGAGGAACGGATCGTCGCCGGCGTCAACGGAGTCGGTCGCCTCGTCGTCGTCGCTTGTTGCCGCAAGAAATATGGACGCTGCAGATCGCGCAAAGTCGGGGTGGAGCACCCCTTGCTCGCGCATGAGATTGATCTCGTCCGCAGTGAACCACCCGTACTGTGTGTTCTCGCCGTCCGCCTTCTCAAGGTCAATATTTGGCGATAGAAGAGATGGGTCGGCCTTGAAGATCTGCGTGGTGTATGCCCAACCAGTTGATGGCTCAAACACGTGAGTGCCAATGAGGTCGAGGCCCTCGATCATCGCGCCCATCTCCTCAAGGAACTCCTCGCGAGCGGTGATGCCCGTCGTGTCCTTTGAGTTCAGCCTGTCCTTGTGCGCTCCACCTGGGTACGCCCACTTGCCGCCGCCGCCGGAGATTCCTGGCGCGCGCCTGGCAAGAAGATACGTATGTGAGCCCGTGTACTGGTTTATTTCTGCGCTGCGGATGAGCGCGCCGGCGGCGCCGTACCTGCCCCAGTATCGTTTTCCATCAATGGCGAAGTAGTATCCCTCGCCGTCGTCTGGGTCAGCCGTTCCGCCGTTGACCGGAGCAAAGAACGGAAGCATCGGCGGAGTCAGCACCCCGGCGCGGAGATCGTAGACGTCGCTCACCGAGATGTTGTCCGCGCTGTAGACACCGTCTTCATCCTGTGAGATCTTGTAGCCTCGCCATGTTCCGCCGCCGTCGCCGCCGTCGCCATCCGGCGCTACCTCTTCGACGTCTGGCTGCGGAGCTGGTGTCTCATCGGTAGTAGGTGCCTCGGTCTTGCGCCTCTGGCCGACCACGGCAACGCGCATGCGTGCAACGCCGCCATCCGGGTACTCAACCTTGCTGACGACCCTAAACGTTGTGCCGCGGTCGATAAGAATCTCTTTTTCTTCAAGATTGGAGTCGGCAAGTCTCTCCATGTCAAGAGCATGGCTCCCTGCTGGAAGAACAATCTCGACGATTAGTCCCCTGGAGACGGCTTCGAACGAGTACTCGCCCTCGACAAAGGGCAGCGTGGCTGACGCGTCCGTTGACGTCGACGTAAACGCGTGCTCAACGAAAAGATCGCCGACCTCGGCGTCCTCGAGCATGTCAATATACTCGCTATCTTTTGTTCCGTGAACTCCACGGTACAGAATAACGTCCTGGGTCGTCGTTGGGTGTAGATCATAGTAGCGATCCATGACCGCAACTTCATCTTTTGAATTCTTCGGTACACCATCGTGGCGACGAAGATCGCTGTTGATCTGTTGGTATCCATCCTCCACGTATTCCTGGAGAACATCTGGGAGACCGTACTCCTCCTCAAGCACGGGAATCTCGTCGAAGAGGCTAGGGCCGTAGCTCTCGCGCATCTCAAGAAGCATCTTCTCTACCTCATCTGCGCCGGAGACTGGCGCAGTCTGAAGATCGGGATCGACGTCGCTAAGCGTTGACTCGTCGATGCCCGGCTGCGGAGAGAACGGGTCGGTCTCGTCGGAGAAGTTTAGCTCGCTGCCCTTCCACATTCCATGTGAGGCAAGTCTTGCGATGGCGTTCGGGGACATGTCCGATAGCTGAGATGCAGTGGGAGCAAATGCCTTGTTCGTTTCATCGATCACCTGCTCGTTGGCGTACGAGCCGTGGTCAGCATGGAGGCTGCTCTCTACTCCAAGCTCCATGGCCAACTTGGCTGCGAGCGCGTCGGCACCCTGCGTTGGAGAGTACTGCTCGCCACCCTCGAACACAAGAGCGTTGCGATTTGCCGTCTCGTCGATCTGCTCTCCGAAGCGAGAGATCGCGGTCTCTCGATCTACGCCCATGAGGTTCATCCAGTATGCTATCGCTTTCTCACGATCTCCTGGGTTGACTCCGCCCAACTCCTTGAGCGCATCGGAGTACATCCTGTCAACCTCGTCCTGCGACGTGCCTGGCTCGATCTTCAGGACGCGCACGGAATCCTTGGGAAGCACAAGAGGCTGACCGGGAGCCGGCGACATAAAGGTGTCAACGACAAGAAGGTTGTCTAGCGAGTCTGGGTTTCTGTCGATCGTCGGCTGCAACCCGGAGACGATGATCCACCTCGGCTTGTCCTCGTGACCCGTTCTAAGCATATGCCCGGCGACAACGTGGTTAAGCGCAAAGTGAATCGTGCCTCGCCCGTAGGCGTACCGGCCAATCTCGTCCTCCTGTATCCAGTCTCCGCTTGGGCGCAGAAGCACGTTGCCCTCGTCGTCGTACTCCGGCTCAAACGAAGTCTCGTGAGTAAGCATCAGCTGCTCGGTTGTTACTTCCGCGAGACGCCCGTCGGTGATCTGCTTGTTGCCTGACTCCTCAAGAAACTCTTGTTTTTCTCTCCGGCTTTGGGCCTTTCTTTCGTCTGCAGATTCACGTCCGAGTGAGGCAAGCCTCTCGAACTCTGCCATGGCGTCGCCATCTCCGCGCGAGCCGGCATAGAGAAGCGCTGATACGTACGGCGCGACCTGCTGCGGTCCGCCGAATGACTCGTCCCTGTACGCGTCCTCCATGAGATGCGCGACGGCATCGGCAAACTTGATTGCCGTTTCCTTGCCTTCCTCGCTGTCGTAGTCGAGTCCGGCAATAACGTATGGGTTGATTGGCAGCAGGTCAACGTCGTCGTCCAGTTCAAAGTCAAGATCTACGACGTCCTCTGGGTCGTCTCTTCTCCAGCTTTGTCCGTAGCCGACGTTGCTTCGTTCCTTGTCCGGTACGCCGAATGCGATTCTTCTCTCGTTGCCGATCCGCCAGACGTCGACGGAGATGTTTGCATCGCCAATTCTGACGGATCTTTTCTCGTCGGGCTCCATCTTGAGCTCGCCGTTAGTAAGAATCTTCTCCGCCTTCTTCACCTTTGCAAGTGGAGCAAGCGCCGATGAACGCAGTTCTTCGTCTATAACTTCAGGGGTTGGAGTCGCCCCCGAAGGGGCGTCACCTTTTGGGACTTGTAACTCGTCCAGTAACTCAATGACTCTTTCGACGTCCCTGGGTTTGATGGCTCCACTCGAGATGTATGCGCCGATTAGCTCGGAGATGACCTCGTCGCGCGGCCCGGGGAAGTCGCCCGCCTGGTCGAGGATCTCCTTGGCGACCTTCTCAAGCGGGTCCTTTTTCTTGGACTTGCTTTCCTTCGCCTTTTCCTCGACGTTCTCTCGAAGCGCCTCGGTTGTTCCAGCCTCGGGTTCGCCGGCCTCGCCTCCGCCTCCGGAGTCCGGAGCCTCGGGCTCCTTCACTCCGACCGGGCCCTCGCCGTCGTCATCGCCCTTCTTCTTGGCTGCCGCTTTTGCCGCCGCCTTCTTCGCCTTCTTCTCGGCGGCGTCGGCTGCGTCGATCTCGGCGCGCTCCTCCGGAGTTACAAGCTCTTCCCAGTTCGCCGGGCGCTTGCCCATCGGAATGTTCGGGTTGTAGATCCAGAGCCTCTGATCGTCGTCGTCCTTGACGACGGTCAGAGTGCGTGTGCCCTTTGAGAGATACTCGTTTGGTTCGTGATCGTCTCTCCGAACGAAGACGTTGTGCCAACCGTTCTTGCTGTAGCGAAGCACCGTACCGATGAAGCCCCACTTGTCGCGAACTCGCATACCGGGAACGATGAACTCGCCGTCACGGCTCCAGCCGCGCTCGGTGAGCTCCGGCGGTGGCAGCGCGTCGCCGATCGGTCGGTTGTACCGCTGCTCGTTGAGAGTGACTCTAACCTCGTTGATGTAATCGCTAAGAACGTCCGCGTCAACGGCGTCCTCGCCGGTGCCGGAGATCTTTGGCATGTCGTCAAGAATGGCGGTAAGACGCTCGACAGCCTCGACGTCGTCAATCTCGCCAGACTCGTATGCGCGGCGGACCTCGTTGAAGTCGTCGATGACCTTCTCGATCGCCTTGCGAACGGACGGCTTCTTGAAGTTTGTCGTCTCGGGGTCGATGATGCTTTCGGCAAACTCGCTTGCCTCCTCGAAGCGCTTCTGAACGTCGAAGGTCTTCTGCTCGGCGCTGACTCCTTCACCGGGAGTAAACTCGGTGCGATCAACTCCGTCTGCCTCGGGAGTCTCGTCGGGGATGCTCGATGTCGATGGTGCGTCCTCGGAGTCCACCTCTCCGCTCGTGACGGCCTCCGGGTCGCTAAGCTCGCCTGGCTTGACCGTCGCCGCGTCGATGAGGTCGTCAAGCGACGGAACGAGACAGTCGTCGTCACCAACCGCCGCGACAAGTCCGGACGCGTTGACTCCGCCGCCACCGCAGTTCCACGCCGCTGCAATCGCCTTGTCCATCTCGTAGCGTGCAACCTCGTCGCGATGACGCTCGAGGGCGGCGTCGTACTCCGCCTTCTTCTCATCGTAGCGATCGCGCTGCCCCTTGAGCGAGTCTAGTCGAGTGTCGGCGTCAGGCTTGCTGGGCGCGTCATCGAGCAGCGATGCGAGCAGGCCGCCCGTACCCTCGGCGTCCGCGTCGGCGGTGTGCCAGTTCTCAAGGTCGATTCCGTAGTGCTCAAGAAGCTGCGGCAGCCTGTGGCCCGCGGGGCCATCGGGGTTGCTAGCGGAGCGGCGCTCAAGAAGCGTGCGGGCAAGAACGAGCGTGTCGATGTAGCCGCCCGGCTCGTAATCAATGCTTGCATCGGCAAGAGCTCTTTCGAAGACGCCGCGATCGAACGGCATGTTGTGCGCTGCAAGAATCGCGTCAGGTCCAGCCCACTCGAGGAAAGCCGCGTGCGCCTCGCCCATGCCGGTCTGCTGCGCGAGGTACTCGTCGCTCAGCGAGTCGCCGTCGGCATCCTTGAGGTTTGCGCGCGACCACTCGCCGAGTGCCTCCCGAGGATCCATGAAGATGTTGAATCGGTCGACGACCTCGCCGTTGAGCATGCGCACGGCGCCGAGCTGAACGGGCTTGTTCGTGTTGCCGGGATCAAAGCCCGTTGTCTCATAGTCAAAGACAACGATCTCGCGGGCCGCGATGGCTCGCTTGATCTCGGCCCAGTCCTTGGCGCCGGCGACAACGTCGGCGATGCGGCCCTGGAACGCCGGCTCGTCTGGCCTGCGCGGCGCCTTGGGACGATGCAGCGCCGGAGCGTCGCCCTTGGGCGGAGTTACTCCGCCGCGGCGAGCGTCGATGACGGTATTCTCGTTCCACTCCTTGCGCTGCGACTCGTGCCCGGGGAAGTATCCCTGAACGCTGACCTTGCCCTTGGGAGTCGCCTCGTCGCGGAACACGGACTCAATCACGAACGAGTCGCCGAGGGTCACGTCGCCAGGCTTGAGGTCCTGGGCGGCGTATCCGGTCTCGATGAGCTCCGGCTCATCAAGCTCCGTCGTGTCCTCGACGCCGAAGCGCTCGAGCAGGTAGCGCCTGCGGTTCTTCAGGCGCTCCTTGAGAAGAGCGGCGTCGTCTGGGTTGGTCACGATGTTGTCGACGAGCTCGTCAATCTGGCTCGGGCTGATGTTGAGAAGAAGCTTCACGCTCTCGCGGACGTCGTCGTCGGTCATCGATCCAAAGACCGAGCCGCTATACCAGTTGACGTCCTCGTCGCGCATCGAGTCAATCTCAAGCACCTCGTCGCCAAACGAGTCCTTGGGACGACCCTGAGCTCGCCACATGAGCGCGCCGCCCGGATCGACGCGAACGGGATCGCCGTTTGCATCGGTGACGATGTTGTCGTATCCGGTGCCTGTTACGTCGTAGTTGGCGAGCCACGCGTCGATCGCAAAGTATTTGCGGATCTTGTCAAGGTACGCCTCGTCGCCGCGCATCACCCGCTCTTCAAAGTCTGCGGTGTCTGCGTCGGGAATAAGAATGGAGACGATGCGGTCCTTGCCATCGTCGGTGCCAGGGCGCACCTTCGCCGCGGGAACGCCAAGCGCCTCGTAGAGCACCGACGCGAGAACCTCGTTGTCGAGGTGCGAGCGGGACTTGGGCGTCTTGACGTAGTATCCGCTGCCGTCGGGCGCCTGGTAGAAGCCGCCGGGATTGGATCCGGCCTGGCCACCGGTCTTTGTCCAGCCCGTGGTGTCGATTGTCTCAAGCTGAATCGGGGGAAGCTCTGGGCCGGCGTCAACGTCAACGTCGGCAGGCTCCTCACGGCGCTCTGGCTTGCGAAGCTCGACGATGATCTCGTCCGCGTAGCCAAGACCCGAGGGCTGGCGGCGAACCGACGCCACCTCGAGCTGGCCGAACGACAGATTCTCGTTTTCTCCGGTGAACCAAGAGACCGGCGTCACGTCAACGGAGTTGATCGTGCCGGGCGGCGCGACGAAGACAACGCGATGGTGACGTGGATCGTCAGGCGCAAATGTCATCGCATCGACGGCTCGGCCGCCGGTGCTGTCCGTCGTCGAGAACGGCCTCGGGTCGAAGCTGATGATCGAGCCCTCCGTGGTGTAGAGGTTGAACAACTCCGTGTCGTCAGGCGACACCGGAACGACGCGGTATAGCGGCTGCGTGTTTGTTCGCGACATCTGCTTGATCAACCTCATGAACGCACCGGCGGCTCCAGTGTCGTCTAGGCCGCGCTCTCCGCCGGCGATCAAGCCACGGTTGCGCACGAAATCGCTGAAGTCGCCGTACTCGTCGAGGAACTCCTCGTAGGTTTCTCCCGGGGAGCCCTCGGTCCCGCGTGCTGAGTGGTATTTTACGAGAGCGTTGAATAGCCTTCCGCGGAAGCCGTTGGGATCGCTGTAGTCGTAGCGGTCGGACGAGCCCCCGTCAAGTGAGAGAAGCATTCCCCAAAGACCGGCAAACGCCTCGCGTTCCTCGGCGTCGTCGCTGTAGGCAAGAGGTAGGTACCCGTCAAGAACCAAGTCAAGGCTTTCGCCAAACTCAAAGACGTCGTCATCAAAGGCGCGGTTGAGCTCGTCGGCGAGGCTAACCATCGTCGGGTTCGTCTCCTGGTACCCGTCGATCTGCTCGAACACGCGGCGCATGCGGTCGGAAAGACCCTTGCCCCTGCGCCACTGATCGCTCTCGTCTGTCGAGTCACCCTTTGGCACCTTTGTCGACGGCAAGAGTTGATCGTCAGCCTGGTCAAGAAGTCGCATGTCAGCGGCACGGGAGTCGTAGCGCCTGGTGTTTTCTGTGCCACCAAGACCGGAGTCATAGATCACCGCAAGAATCCGCTCCGGATCCTCGCCAAGCATACGGAGAGCGTCGTAGAGCGCCTCGGCTGGAACGGCCTCGTCGCCCTCCTCAAACTCCACCATTCCGTAGCCGGTTGCCTCGTCTCCTCTCCTAGGGAGAACGGCATCGGCCAGTGCAAGCGTCAGCTCCTCACGGGTGTACTTAGACAGACCCAAAGGATCGTCTGTGTAGTCCGGGCTGACCTCGTCCGTGCGCCCCTTGGGCAGGTAGTTGTCAAAGATGTTGAGCTTGTATCCACCGTCAGGTGTCTCAAAGAGGTAGTCATACTCCTTGATCTCGGCCTCGTCCATCTTGCGCGGGCCGGGGCCGCCGGGGCCGCCTGCGGGTGGCTCGCCGGGGGCGCCGGGGCCCATCCTTCGAAGCTCGTCCTCGGCGCTCAGCTTTGCGTCGCGCTCTGACGCGTACCGATTTGACGAGATGCGCTCGACGGGCTCACCGGTGACCTTATCGGTCGAGTGCTGAATGTGGAAGAAGTTACCGTCCTCGTCTTGATCTACGGTGTAGTAGACTCCCTCGCCGGTTAGCCTGAGCGTTCCGTCTGCGTCGGGTCGCCAATCGCCGAAGCGGCCGGCTACGGAGTCCGGCGGGCTCTTAGGCCTATAGCCGTAGGTTCCATAATCTCCAACGGGGCCCGTGTAGATCCACTTATCCTCACCGGGCAGGTCACCCTCCGGATTTAGCTCCCAGTTGGCCGGATCATTGATCGCCTCCATCGCACGCTCAAAATCGGCAAGAACGCGGCGGGCGACGCTGTCGTCGTCGTCGATCTGCTCGTTGAGTGGCTTGAGGCCTTCCTCGCGAAGATCCTGGATTAGCTGATCGCGCTCGGGGTAGAAGCCCTCCCAGACGAGGTAGTCAGCTAGGCCGCCGGAGCCGCGGCTAAAGAACTCGGTCTCGGCCTGCTCGAATTGCTCGGCGGTCGTAGGTATGTAGGGCACGCTGGTGCGAGAAGCAAGACGCTCGTTGTCCATCTCACGGAGCTGATCAAACACGCGGTCGGATGGGTCGACGTCGTATGTCGGGTCTCCAACGCGCTTCATACCCTCGCGACGAAGAGCCTCGATCGTTGGGTGACCGTCCTCGTAGATTCCCTCGTCAACGAGGAAGTCAGCAAGTCCGACGTCGCCTCTGCTGTCGTATGCGCGCTTGCCGCGCTCCGTAAGCGTCAGATCGACGATGTTTGCGAGGTCGGGGTTAGACTCAATCTCGTCGATCTTCGACGTGCGGAAGTGGTTCTCAGCCCAGCGCTTTGCCTCATCGGCAGATTCAAAGGAGTCACGGTGGTACTCGCCTACGCCTTGCCAGCCGTCCTCGGTGCCTTCGTATCGCTCAACGTAGTACTTTCCATCATCATCCTTGACAACGGCGTAGAGGCGATTACCCCTAGGCTGGAACATCTCCGTGTCCGGGTCCGCCGGCCGAGTGGTCCAGTACTCGACGGGCGCTCCGGCATTGTAGCCGTCGATGAGCTCACGCGCTGGCTTGCCGGAGTTCTCGGGGCGGCGGACATATGACGCGAATCCAGGGTCGTTGGAGATCATCTCGCGGAATGTCGCGTTCGTCTCACGAACGTTGTCGGCTACGCCCTCCGCGGGCGCGCCGATCTTCGGCGGACTGTTGTCAAGATCACGCAGGTAGTCAAACGCATTCTGAACAGCGGTTGCCTCATCGACGTCACCGTCGCGACGGTCGGTGGTCAAGTCACGGGCAATCTTGCTGTCGCTCTCGACGCCGAGGCCATCAACGAGGTAGCTGTAGAGTGCGCGGTTATCGCCAATGTCATAGAGGCTGCGTCCGCGATCCTCAAGCTCGCCGGGGACAACATACGACGAGAGGTCAAACTCCTCAAGCGGAAGACCAGGGGCGGGTGCCTCGGTTCCAAGAGGGTCGATCTTGCTGAGAGTGAAGTTCTTCTTGTCGCCGTTCTGGTCGATGGCCTCAAGGTTGCGGTTGCCGTTCTTGGGGTTTGTCCAGATGCGAAGTGGCTGAACCTCGCGGTCCTTGCCGTTGTAGCTGAAGCGGACCTTGCTGCCGTTTGCAACCGCGTCGGCGACCTGCGAGATGATGTCACCTCGTGGGTCGATATCAACGGAACCCGCGACCTCGGGAGCTACGTCTTCAGGCTCCGGCTCAAGTGGCTCGATCTTGTTGATCGTGAATGTGCGATCTCCCTGATCAAGGGCGCTGAAGCCCTTGATGTTGACGTTGCCGTTCTTCTCATTGACGGTGACCGACTCAGGGCGAACGACGCGCTCCTTGCCGCCGTAGTTGAACGTGATGAGCTCGCCATTGGCGATGGCCTTTTCGGCAATCTCCTGAATCTGCTCAGGAGTCATGCCCTCCTCGACGCGGTTCGTCTTCATGCTCCTAGGCGCCTCGGGCGCTGCTGGCGTTTCTGCCGGTGGAGCGCTCTCGATGTCAAGACCAAGACGAGATGCCGCATCAGACGGGACGTTGGGATCGATCCCAAGCTTCTCAAGAACCTGGCGCTTCTCGTCATCTGTAAGATTCGCCGCCTTGAGCGTATCCCTGAAGCGCTCGACGCTAGCGCGGCCGGACGACCACGCTCCGTAGTCGTCGGAGTAGTCGTAGTAGAAGTCAGCGCTCCGAAGCTTGGCGGCAACCTCATCGACGGCGAAGTCGCGGTCGTTCTCAAACGTGCGCGCCTCGACCTCGCTGGCCCTAGCCTCAGCCTCGGCTGCCGCTGCCTTCTCTGCCATGCGCGGCCTGACGTCCTTGTCGAGGATTCCGTTCACGATGGAGAGATCGTCAGGGTCCTGGTACAGCTGCGCCTCTCCGAATGCGTCGGCAAGCTCGGAGAGCTGCTCCTCACTTAGGTCAGCGTCAACGATGCGGTCAACAACCTCTTCGACAGACGGGTACTTAATCCTGGTGTCTGGGCGACCCACCGCGCCGAAGAGTTCTCTGCCAAGGGTGCTGGGGAGGTTGATGGGGTCAGCCGGGTCGCCTTCAGCGTTGAACACCGGCCTAGGGCGCTGCTCGTAGCCTTCAAACGCCCTGTCGATGTCGTTGTACCCAAGATTGACGGACCTGCGGTCGCCGTTGCTGTCGATGATCGTGCCGGTGATCCTCTGCGGACTGACGTCTGTGGGTTCAAAGAGAACGTTTTCTCCGTCAACACTGAACCTGGCTAGGTCGCCGTCATTCTTAATCTTCTTGAACTGATCACTAAGCGGCTCGTTGAAGTCTACGTCGACCGTGGCCTTGTCCTCGCCCTGCGCGATGACGTCTTCGATGATCGGCTCGAGCGCCTGCTCCCACGAGTCGTACGGACCGCCAAGCACTTCTTTGGCCTCGGAGCCATTGTTCGATCCGCGATACGCGCTGAATCGGTGCTCACCCGTCTCCGGGTCGACGAACTCGACGACGGAGTGCTTACCGTCTGGAGAGACGTATTCTGCGTAGGTGCTGTACGGTTGGAAAACATTGGAGTCTTGAACAAAGGCAGCCTCGCCATACTTTGTCCAACCCTCTGGTCCCTTGTTCTTAGGAAGAAGAGTCTTGGGGTCCTTTGCCGCTCGCGCGCGGTCGGCGGCAACAACCTCGAGTGCCTCGTCGAAGCTTTCGAGATTGCGACCAAGTGTGTGCTCTCTATCTGCTCCGCGCACGGAGACGCCGAACACCGGCGGGTCGCTCGTCAGCACCTCTTCGATGCTATACGCAGACTCGTCGGGGTTGGACGAGCGATGCGTCCGCTGAAGCACCACTCCATCGCCGCGGGTCACCGACGGGACGGACGACCAGTCGTCGGGGTTGCTTTCCTGCGCTGCAGCCTCTTCATCGGTCGGAGTGCGGAGGTCGCGCTGCGTATCGCGATAGGAGTCAGCAGTCGCGCGCGCTGCCTCCCTGCGCGATTGGCGCGTCGGTGCCGGAGCGGGTCGGCTTACGTCAACCCTTTCGTCTACCTCAAGACCCTCGGCCTCCTTGAGAGACGCGCGGTACGCGTCTTGGTCACCGAGAGCCGCGCGCTGAACGTCTGCCCATCCCCTGGCTGTCGCTACCTTTTCGCCAACCGAGTTGTCGGCAGGGTTTGCGCGGTGAAGCGACAGCTCGCCGTTCGGCTCCTCGATCACGTAGTAGCCGTCGTCAGATCTCCACATTCCCGGCCCGTCTGTGATGGGTCGAGCCCTAAACCAACCCTCCGGCTCTCCTGCCTTCTTTCTCGCGAGGTCATCCTGGTTCAGCGCGGCTCGGCGGCGAGCGCCGAACACGCCTGTTCGGGGAAGATTCGCCACGGCCTTGTCGCTAAGAACGGCGCGAATCGCGTCTCCGGAGCTCGAAGGTACGACGTAGATTCCGTCTGGAAGATCGCGGTCGCCCTTAACCTCTACCTGAATGCCGTCCCCCTGTGCGCCGCCGGACGTTCCGACGACGCGGCCGCTGACGGTTCTAAACAACCCGCTAAGGGTCTTCATCGGGAACGAGAAGCCGCCGCCCATGTACGCGAATCGACCCTTGCGGTCGCGGCGCTGAAGCTGAGCCCTCGCCCTACGCGCGGCCTCGGAGTTTCCGCCAAGGCCAAAGCCACCGACGGCGACAATCGGGTCAACCGACGCGGTCAGCGGTACAAGCCCCGCATCGAGAGCCGCAAGTCGCGCGAACGCGTGGCGACGCTCAATCGACCCAGGCATCGCCGCGTGAGCGGCGGCAACGAGCGGGCGCACCTCATCGGCGACGCGCTCATCGGCGGCGATCCACCTGGCGCGCGCGTCACGAAGAGCAGCGGCGGTCATTGCGTGCGGGCGGGTTGACGCGGGGTGGCCAACCGTAAGTAGATCGGAGTTCTGTGCCGACGCCGTCGTGACCTTGTTCCTCGACGCAAGCGTGATGTGAGCCGATACGGCGCGAAGAGCCGAGAACACTCGGGCATCGGGATCGCTATGGCGCGTCTTGCGTAGGTCGCGGTTGGCGACCTCGATCGCGACGGCGACAGGGACCTTGCGCTCAGGGAGCAGGTAGACGTTCGAGCGCTCAAGCAGCCCAAGAATCTCTGCGCGAAGCTTCGCGGAGTGATTACGCGTGAACTGCTTTCTGATGTTCTTCTTCTTCACGGCTTAGTTGCTCTTCCTATGCGGCAGCAAATCTGCATCTTGACTACTGTATACCGATGTCGCGAGCTCAAGAGCTCGACTAAATGGATCCTCACGAGCGTCTACGGCGCGCAGCCACGCGGCCTTCAGCGCAGGAACGACCTCGTAGCCAAGACCGGAGTACTCGGCCATCGCAACGATCGCGTGCTCGGGCGACTCGTACTCAGACTCGTCGAGAATCTCGACCTCAAGTTCGAGATTCGCGGCGGCAGACGCGGAGGCGGTGACTCCAGACTTGCCGCGAGACGACCTGGGATGAGCAGCGGGTAGCAGGTCGTTGTCCTGCTTGTAGTTCGGGTTGGCCGGGCGGCCGCTGCGGAGGAGGCGCAGGTACGCGTTGACGCGCGCCATCGCCCACTGGTCACGGGTCTTGCCCGGGCGATGCGAGCTTGAGTACGCACCGGCGCCGCGGCGATACACCGCCTTGAGCATCGCGAGCGTCGCCTTGCGCCCTGCCGGAGCCTTTTCGTTGTGCTCCTTGACCTTGTTCTTGAGGGCAGTCTCGGTCTTCTCGGAGAAGACGATCTTCTTTCCTCCGGCGGCCGAGCCTGGCTTGTTTCTCTTTGAACCGTAGATGCGGTCCTTCTTGGGTGCGCGACGCGACGCGGCTGCTACGAGCATCATAAGTCCATCCCTGCAACCGCAGTTGCATGTCTCGGGGCAGTTGCATCTATCAAACGAGCACCTACACCCGCCGGCGCACATCGGGCACGATACCGCCTCGATGATCTTGTTGTATTGCGAGACGATGCCGTCAGGGATCAGCGCGAAACGGCAGGCGCCCATTGGTTCTACCTCGTCAACGATGATCTTGCACGTGCTGCCTCCCGCGTACAGGATGCAGTTCGCGCAGTTGACGCCCTTGTGGGCGTTTTCATTCTTGCTTGCCGGCGTGTATCCGGCCCAGACTCCTGTGTCGTCTGAGTTGAACTTGCCGTATTTCTGGGTGATCTCAATGAGCGCCGCGCCAAGCTCGCGCTCCTCGGGGACGAGCACGGCGGCGATGAGGCCTTCAACCGCCTGCCGCGCCTGGGAGTGTTGCGTATCGCTCATTGCGTGCCTACCTAGGTGACTCAGACGACGCCGGTGTTGAACAGGTATGACCGGAGCTGCCAGTCCCACTTCTTGTGCATGCCGTCACGTGACGCCATGAAGTCGGCGATTCCCTGCTCGTCAGCGGCGTCGGCGGCCTTGAAGCAGTCGTTGATACTCTGAATCATCACCGTGTTTGCCTGAAGAAGATCGATGAGCATGGCCTTGGCGTCGCAGCCGCAGTCCATGTCCTCGATCGACGTGAGGCGCGCGAACTCAACGAGACGATGAGGCGCGTTGAAGCCAAGCTTCAGCATGTTCTCGGCAGTTTCGTCAATCATGCCGTAGACGTCCTCGTAGATCGTCCCAAAGAAGTCGTGAAACTGCGAGAAGAGCATTCCCTTGACGTTCCAGTGATGACCCTGCGCCTTAAAGCTGAGGTTGACGGCGTTGGCAAGAACCTCGGCAAGAGCCTCGGCAACCTCGCGCTTTGCGCCCTCCTTTAGGTCGATCATATATTCCATGCCCATGACTACTTACTCCTGTGGTGGCGTCACTGGTGGCGTCGTTGGTTCGATCAGGTTCGGAGGAGCCGTGGGCTCCGCGAGCGGTGGTGCGACTGTTGGTTCCGCCAACTCTGGCGGTGCCTCGGATGATTGTACATCGCCGGCAGGAGCCCCACTCGGGGGCACTCCCTGAAGCATCTGCGCAATCTCGGGCGGAACCGGTGCGACGCTGTTCGCCTGCTGCGCGGCGCGCGTTGCGGCGATGATGTCCGGCGCAATCGCGCCAATGACCGCCTCGGTGAGCTCGGGCGTGATCGCGCCCTTTTCGATGACCATACGAAGCGCAACCTCGTCCGGCGACGGCGCGTCGGCCTCGCTGAATCCGTGCAGGCGGCGCCAGGTTCCGTAGCTGATCGCGCCCTTTTCAAAGCCGGCGTCGGCGTCCGACGCGCGGTCGTTGCGGGTCGCAACCTGGCTTGGGTCGTACCAAACGACGATGCGGTTGACGTCGCTCTCCGGGAATCCCGCGGCCTTGAGGTACGGGCGGAGGTAGACGATTGTCAGCGCGTCGGCGATGAGCAGCATCAGCGGCTCGATGTGCGACTTGTAGAGCGACTCGTCAATCTGCATCGCGTTGGAGTACTTGACGTTCGCAAGTCCGGTGACGATATCCTTCGGAACGTCGAGTCCCTGGAGGATGCGCTCGAGGACGCGATCCGAGCGCTCGGCGAGCGAGGGGTCGAAGCTGCGCTCAAACTTGAACTGCTTGATCTTGTCGCCAAGCTCGGCAGGACCGCGAATGATCAGCGGAACAACCGCGGATGCCGAGTCCTCGTCGCGGATCGGCGTGGTCATCGCGTCGATGAGCTGATCCTCGAACTCGTCGGCGCTCTCCTCGGGAGTAAGCCCCGGCTCGAGATCGTTCGCCTCGTCGTAGGGATAGTCCGGATCCGGAGACGCGGCGACGCTAAGACCATCGGGCAGGTATAGGGCTCCGGCGTTGAGGCGCGACCGCGCCGTGGCGCGGAACGTCCTATTGAGGAGCAGAAGCTCGGCGCAGAGGTCGAGCAGACCGCGCAGCGAGGAATCCGCCTCGTCGGAGAAGCGAGGGTGCGCGCGCCAGATGCGGCCAACGAATGCTCCTCCAGGAAGCGGAATCAACCCGCGCTGGTTGCCGCTGGATCCGGAGTTGCCACCGGGTAGGAAGTCACGGCGCGGTGCGATTGCGTAGTTGTTCTTGGCGTCGATCTGAACCTCGTCAACCGAGCGAATGTCCCAGGACTCAGGAAGACCCGTGCCCTTGCGCTCCGGCATCTGAACGAGGTAGCACTCTCCGGTAACGGAGAGGTTGAGGGCCGCGTCGCGAAGAAGACCGGCCTGGCCGCCATACGCCGAGTCAAGTCGCGAGAGGGCGCGCTCGGCTGCGCCAGACAGCGCCTGGTCAATCGTTGAGGACGCGCGAACGGAGACCGGCGTCTCGGCCGGGTTGTCAACGACCGCGGCGTAGAGGCGGATGCGGGAGACGACCGACGCAACGAGGTTGAACGCATACTTGATCTCGCCGATGGCGTCGTAGTACTCCCACGCCTCGGTCTGCCACGCCGAGCTGCTGGACGAGCGGCGCTGCTTGAAGTACTCGGCCTCGCCCTTATCGTTGAGCTGAACACGAGCCGCGGCGGCGGTCAGAGCACGAGGAGTGGAGAAAACTGCCGACGATGCCTGTGCGTAGACGCCGTAGGGAACGTCGATGACGCGAGACGACGGGTTCACCGTTCGTCGTGTCGGCTTTGCTGGTTCTCGGCGGAAAACGCCCACTTACTTCTCCTCGTGTCTCTTGGAACGGAGTTGATCAATCACTGGTCAACGCGGCTCAGCAGTCCCGCTACGCCGGACAGGGCAAGAATGCCGCATACGAACGTCGTGGGTACGGTCGCTATTTTATACATGCTCATAACCAGTGATGCAGTCCAAATACTTGCGCACCAGTCGCAGGTGAGTACGTAGCCGATCCCGTTGCCGCTCGGCGGAAACCGTCGCCAGATCCGCTCGCGGATGGGATTGAGAATGACGTCTGTCGTGATCAATCTGGTCAGGCGGTAGACCGCGAGCGCAAGAATAAGGTAGTCAAGCCAGCTCATCGCGGGTCCCTGTCTGAGTACACCGTGTTGTACGGGTTCCACGCCCGAAGCCCCGAGCCGCAGCCGCAGTTCTCGTCCTTGAAGAAGACAAGAACCTTTCCGGTGCTGGTTCGGACCCTCATGGGCTTGGCGCGATTTTTCTGAAGACGAAGCGATCCGGCGTCGTAGCCCTCCTTGAAGATCAGGGTCGGGCCCGCGTTCGCGTCCGCGGCGATCAGCACCGTGCTGTCCGTGACGACGATGCGAACCCGGGTGACCCGCCGGGCATGAGGAACGTTGTCGTTGTAGTCAACGGTCTCGTAGTCGATGCCCTCGGCGTCCTGCGCCGGAATGACGAGAATCTTTGCGGGAAACAGGTCGATTGCGATCTTCATGATTACCTTCCTAGCCTTCGTGCCATCGCGCGATAGGTCACTCCCGCGGCGGCGGCAAGCTCGCGAACGGACGCGCCGGCGCTGTACATGCGCACGCACGTGTCCGTCAGCTCGGCGTTCGCCCGGGCAAGCGGGCTGTCGGGATTCGTTCGCGCTCGGTATCGCCGGGCGACGGGAGCAAGCGACGCGATGCGATCGCGCGTCCGCGGAGTAAGCACGGGCGCCTCGGGATTGTAGACGCGTCGCCTCGGCGCGACGACCACCGCCGTCTTCTGCCGGGCGGCGGAGGCGGGCGAGGAGGTAGGAGAGGTAGAGGCGTGAGGAGTTGCTCTTGAGCCTGACTTTTCCGCCGCGGCTATTGTTGAATAGGCGGAGGAGGAGGAGTAGGAAGAGGGAGAAGGGATGGGAGGGAGGGGTTGTGTGTGCGGGGTGCGTTGCGGGGACGTGACCCAGGCGCGAACGGAGGAGCGCTGCTTGGGCGGGTCGAACGCATTTGCGATGGAGGCGAGGGACCAGCCTGCCTCGACCAGGTCGCGCGCACGCGCCTTGAGGTCTGGACCAGTCAACGCGCGGAGCAACTCACACTCGCTCTCGGGGAGGACCTGCCTTGCCTTATGACTCACGGTTGCTTATTGTATCACTACGTCTGCGTGTACAGGTCGTGATTCGTCAATAACGACGCGCGAAAAGTAGAGCCTCAGCCCTCAACCTTCGCCATATTCCTTCAGCACGCGGCGGTAGATGTACGCGTCAAACTTCTCGCGCTTCTCAACAACGCGGCGGCGGTTCTTCTCGGCGCGCTTTTGCTTGCGCTGTGCAATCTTTGCTGTGTTCTTTCGCATGCGTGCACTATAACACGGAAATACCTGCGCGCGAAAAGTTGTGTACAAAGAAGGGGAGTAGTACATTTAGGTATGAGATCTTGCGTGCTTTGTACAAACCGGAGAAGTAGTACCTTTAGGTAAAGTGATTTTGGCGATTGAGAGGGTAGCGGTTACTTCCGAGGCCGACCCTGCACGTCACCAGGCATGCGGGCAGGCAGGCCATTGCCGCTGCGCTCTGAGCGGCGGCTCAGTCGGCGCGTGAGTGACAAGGGCAGGCCTCAGTGACTCAGTAGTCGTTGGCCTGAGACGTCGTTTGGTGGAGAGGCAGTGAGAGCCTGTGGCCATGGTGGCCTGCCAGCCTGGCGACGGCCTACCAGCCTGGCCAGGTCGATGGCGATGGCCTGGGAAGGCACCAGGAGCCGCCAGGAGCCGCCGATAATGGTCAGGACGGATTTGCAGGCCTGACAGGTCCTCGAGGCCTGTCAGAGCCCTAGCCAGAGCAAGTGGCGACGGCGAGAGGTCGGTCGGCGCGTTGGCGCGCTGGCGAGCAGGCCCGCTGGCATGCCGGCGGCCATCGAGTCGCTGGCGCGTCGGCTGGCGCGCTGTTGGCGGCCAAGACGAGTCGGTTCGTCGAGTCGTCGGGTCGCCGGCGGCGAGCGATGGTCGTCGGCTAGCGGCCTCGAGCCGCATTGGCCATTGGCACCAGGGCCCGCATACCCGCATCGAAAAAGTTCGAACTTTTTCCGCTTCGATGGTTTACTTCTCCGTCGTGGTTGTTATAATGACTTCCAGCGGCACCGCAAGGGCCGCGGACGAAAGGACAAATCATGCTCATCACCACCGCAAAGGTTGCCATCAAGGTCGGCCGCTCGAAGGCGGCCCGCAAGGCGGCCCGCAAGGCCGTCGAGTTCGCCCGAGAGAACGTGACCGTGGACACCGAGGCACGCGCCCTGGACATCGAGGTCGGCGGCAAGGTGCTCAGGGTCGACCGCAACACCTTCAAGCGCAACCGCAACGCCGAGTCGGTGCCCGCAATCGAGAGCCCGTTCCCCGAGAGCGACCCCTTCCTCTAACGCAACCCGCAACAGCGAGAAGGCCCCTACCGCTGATGCGGCAGGGGCCTTCATCGTTCGCGGCGTCGAGCCGGACGTCGTCAGTCGACGATGACCGTGACGTTCGGGTCGCCGGCAAAGATCGCCTCAAGGGTAGCCGCATCGACGAGGCCGCTGACCTCGAGCTTGTTCGCGGCCTGGAACTCCTTGACCGCCTTGAGCGTGAGGTCGCCATACCAGCCGTCCTTGTCGGAGCCCGCATCGCGGAATCCCAGCTCAGTCAGTCGGCGCTGCAGATGATGCACCGACAGCGACTTGCGCGTCATGCGGCTCTTGAAGACGCAGCGGCTGAGGAAGACGTCGTCGGTCGGGCCGGCGCCTACGACGGCGTTGGCTACCGCTACAGGCTTCGACCGCGGCGCCGTCTTCGGCTCGGGCTTCGCCTCGGCGGCAGGCTCGGCGGCAGGCTCGGCGGCAGGCTCGGGCGCAGCGGCAGGCGCCTCGGTCTGCTCGATGGCGTCGGCTTCGGTTTCGGTGGTTTCAGGTTCCTGAGTCATGGTTGCATTCTACCTTGTCTGGTCGGGGTCGTGGTTGTCGCTGTGGACGTCTACCGCGGCTTGAACACCCTGGCGCCACCGCTACCCTGCCCGCCGCGGAACGACGGGAGGCGGCGAGCCGCAGGCGAGTGCGCGGTGATCTTGCCGCCGACGAATCCTTGCGGCGGCTTGATGAGCAGCGCTGTCAGCGCGTGCACGAGCGCGTCAACGCGGTCCGGCGACTTACCCTCGCCGGGAATCCATGAGCACATCTGCGACTCGAGGTCTGCGATGTAGCCGACGTGATGCACGCGGTTCTGTTCGTAGGCGAGCGTGACGGGTTCGGCGCGCAGCGCCTTGCCATACTTCGAGTGAACCTCGAGCACGGTGATCTTCGGGTCGATCGAGTTGATCGCGTTGCGGACGAGCGCACCGCCCTGGTTAACCTCGGCTACGACGGGGCACGACCACTTGCGCGCCATCTCGACGACGCGGTTGGCCCAGGTCTCCGGCGAGCCATGAATGGACGCGTCCTCGAGCACCCAAGCCTGGCGTCGGTACAGGTCGCGGTCGGCGGTCGACGCGCAGACAACGATCCCGCATTCGTCGCGAGGGTTCTCGGCGACGGACGGGTCGACGCCGATGACGCGCAGCGGCGTGCCGATCGGATACGCGGTGTGGCGGCTTTCCTCGATCGACTCGATCGTCCACAAGGCGCCTTCGACGTCATCGAGCATCTCGCCGAACAGCTCCTGTGCGGCGAGGCGCGTACCTTCGTAGACGCCGACGATGGTGTTGAGGTAGGCCTCGGAGAGGTTGCCTGCATTGTCGAGCGTTGACCCTCGCGACACGACGACGCGGCCGGGATACTTCTCGGACTCGCGAAGCAGCGAGTACAGCAGCGGCACGCGCTTGGGCGTGGTCGTGACCATGATCTTGGGGTTGGCGCCGAGTCGCGTTCCAACGCGAAGGTTGTCGAACGCGGTCATGCCAGCGGCGTCGGGCGTCTGCCTCCACGCGGCGATCTCGTCGCCCCAGGCGTGCGTGAACTGTGGGCCTCGGAGCGAGTCAGGCTCGTCAGCGGTGAAGCACGTAGCCGTGTTGCCGTTCGGCCAAGTCAGCCTTCGCTTCGATGGTTCGTACAGCGGCTTCTCGCTTGGCGGGCTCACGTTCATGATGCCGGACTCGCCCTCAACGATGACGTCGCGTACGTCGGCGGCGGTACGCGCGACGAGCGCGAAGCGGCGCTGACCCGTGGTCGTGTACTTCGCCTCCTCGCGAACCCACTCCGCCGCGGTCCTCGTCTTGCCAGCGCCTCGGCCGGCGAGGAACATCCAGATGTTCCAGTCCCCCGGCGGGATCTGCTGCTCTGGTCTACCCCAAGCCTTCCAGTCCCACAGGAGCGTTTCCATGTCAACGCCTTCGAGAATAGCGCGCTGCTCGTCTGCGGGCAGCGCCGCAATCTGTTCCATCACGCTTTTTCCCATGCGGGAATTGTATCACTGAAACGCGATGTACAAGGCGGACGCGCGCTAGTCGATTGGCACGACGGTCAGCGCGTCGCTGGTCGGACGCTGGTTGCCGTCGCTGGGCACGTTGACGACGCGACCGCGATACACCATCGTTGACGAGCCGCCGCCGTCGAGATTGTACGCCTCAACGCAGCCTCGGCGCTTCATCATGTCCGCGAGCTCGACGAGCGTCATGCCTCGGCTAGCCGACGACCTACCGTCCACGACGACGACGAGGTAGTGATACGGCGCGACCATGCACACGGCTGTCCGCGGGTGCCTCGAGCTGTAGGCGTCAACGCTGAACGCCGCGTTGCCCGCTCGCATCTGCTGCTCGGTCAGCGGCACGCCGTCGTTGATGAGCCACGGGCCGAACGACAGCGTCTCGAGGACGCCGCCGGCGACTAGCTTCCCGGCGGTCGTCGTTCGCTCGTCGTAGAGCGCGAGGGTGCCGTCCGCGTTGATGGCGAGACCGTGGCGCGTCGGCACGTTGACGTAGGTCGACCCGCCGCGGATGACGATGCCATCGGATCGGTAGTCGTAGAAGTCGGCGTTGACGGCGAGCTCGGCGCCGGCGACCTCCGCGATCTGCAGCGTCGTCTGCCTCGAGCCGAGTGCCCTCGCCGTGGCAAGCCGCATGTCCCTGATCTCGGCGACGTAGTACACGACGCCGCCCTCGCTGACGGTCGAGACCTCGAGGCTCGGCGACGGCTTTCGCTCGGGAGGCGTCGAGTCGGTTGGCGCGCTGACGCGATCGGCACTCGAGCACGCCGCAACGACAACCGCGAGGAACGTGAACGCCGCTACAGCTTTTCTGCTACCCATGTCTCTCCATTCCACCACACGACGCGACGCACGCCGGCCTCCCGCAAGACGGGGACGCATCGGGCGCACGGATGCGACGCGAGCAGCTTCCCCTTGGCGCCCAAGCGGGCGACGTAGATTGTACCGCCGCGACCGTTGTTGTACGCGCGAAGCACAGCGCGCACCTCCGCATGAACGGACTGCTCGGTGTACGGCGCAACGTGTGAGTTCCGCAATCGGTTCGACGCGGACGTGACCCTGCCGGCGACAACGAGCGTTGCGCCGACGCGTGTGCGATGAAGTGACGCCTCGGCGGAGCGGATGGCGCGAGCGACGTAGCCGCGTTCGTTGCGAGCAACCGAGGCGTCGAAGCCGTAGTTGCGATCCCGCAATCCGCTGCGCTGTCGCGCCGAGGCGACGCTCACGTCAGAGGCCGAACTTCTTTCGGCACTCGGGCCCGAGCTGAAGCTCACGGGAGCGCTGGTCGGTGAGCTCGGCGCCGCAGGAACCGCAGCAGGCGTAGTGCTCGCCGAACATCCGCGTGTAGCTGTACGGATCGGCCGCGATGATTCCGACGACCGCCTTGACGCTCGCGGCGGAAAGCTTGCTCCGGTTGAAGCGACCGGGCGCGCCGTGAAGCTGGCGCATGTAGAGCGTGCCCATGTACTCGCGGATCTCGAAGAACGCGAGGTCGCCGCTGAAGCTGTCGTCCGCGTCGGTGAGCTCGAGCACGTCGGTCGGCACGGCGTAGCGCGACTTGGGCACCGAGGCGAGCAGCGTCTGCATCGGCGAGCGGGTGCTCGAGGCGGCCTTGCGCTTGGGCAGGTCGAAGAGCTTGCTGATGAGGCCCGAGGCGTCGCTCTTGGAGAGCGTGCCGTCCGCGATCGCCTGCTTGATGAGCTCTTGCTGCTCGGGGTCAACCTCGCGGGAGTCGAGCAGGTCGGTGATGAAGCCGATCTGCTTGGGCGAGGCCGCGTAGGTGATGTGCGTCGTTGTCATTGGTTCCTTTCGTCGCCGGGACCGCCCCGGCATGAACAACTATAACTTCCTCAGAAGTTCTTCCCGCCGGCGACGTCCGCCTGCAGCTCGCGCACGAGCGCCCGCAATCGCTCGATCTCGGCCGCTGCCTCGAGCATGACTGTGAACGGCGGCTGCTGATCGTCCCACGCGCGAAGTCGCGCGACGATGTCGTCGCTCACGGTCACCGCTCCCAGTAGGCCCGCGGTGGGTGGTGATGCGCGAGCTGCTCGCGAGCGGTGTAGCGGCTGTCGTACGACTCACCGATAGCGAGGCCGTCGTCCTGGACGAGCGTCACCTGGTGACCGCAGTCCTCGCTGTCGCAGGTCGCGACGGTCGGCTCGAACGCCTCCCAGGGCACCTCGACCGTGTTCCAGCCGGCGCCGACGTCGCTGTACTCCGTCTGCGTCTTCACCGGCGTGCAGCACTCGGAGCCGCACTTGGGGCAGATCCACCAGGCGCCGTCGTCATCGAGGGCCAGGTTCTTCAGGGTCTCGGTTGTGTGTGTCGTTGTGTCCACGTTGTTCCTTTCGTCTTGCCAGCCACCGCGGCTGGCAGGTATCACATTATCTTCCGGAGATCTCTCTCCGGCACCTTTCACTTGGCACCTACCGCGAGGGTAGGTGCGGCCCGGCCGGAGAAAGGATAAGCCGACCGGGCCGCGATCTTACTCGGAGGACGGCCCCTCGGCAACGAGCTGACCGTTCACCCAGTTGCGCGGAAGCTCGTAGCCGCAGTGATCGCACGTCCACCACTCGCCGGCTTCGAAGTTCGGGACGGGCATCTCGTGCGCGCCGCCGCAACCCCAGCACGAGATTGGGCGAAGCGAGCGCTGACCGCGTTCGCGGTAGCCGATGTCGTGCTGCTCGATGACGTGGCTCATGTGATCGGTCATCTTGACGAACCGCTCCTTGCAGTAGAGACACTCGTACTTCGTCCGATCCTTCGGAACTCGAGGCATCAGAACCTCGCGTCGACTGCCTCGTCGTCGGTGACGTCGAGCATCGCCTCCCAGACATTCCCGCACGCCTTGGCGAACTTGGAACCGCGAGAGTCGTAGACTCGGTTCTTGAAGTTTCCGTAGTCCATCGTCTCGACGTGAGCAACGAGGAATGATGCGAGCTCCTCGCGAGTCACGTGAACTCGGTAGGGGTAGTCCGTGCCTCGGAAGCTGACAATCTTGGTGTCCGCGAGCTCCGCAAGCATCTCGAGCGACTTCTTGTCACGGGCGCGAACCGCGAGCTTGCCGGGCTCCATTCCGTTGTCAACGGCGCTGATGAAGCCGCTTTCAGTAAAAATCCACATTGTCTTTTCTTCTTTCTGTCGTTGTGTCTTTTGGTGTGCGTTTGAGCGTGTTAGCTCTTGAGCTGCACGTGCTCCGGAACGTCCGACATCGGACGCTCCTCAACTGTGACCTCGCCGTACTCCGACGAGAGCGTGCGAACCGCGTTGTCACGTCCGGCCGCAAGCGACCAGACAACGATCTCGTTGCCCGCGTTGTCCTGGGCCGAGATGCGGAACGCTACCTCTGGGTTCTGATCTTCTTCCATGTCAATTCTCCTCTGTGTTTGGCGTACCGGGCGAGCGCTACGCCCGCCCGGTACTCCGCTAATATCCTACTCGCGTCGGGAACGGATTATCACGCCGCGAGGGCGTGCATTCGCGCAACAGACGCATTTGACTGCGACTCGAGCGAGCACCGAACATCCCTAGCGCATTTCAACGCGCATTGGATAACCTAGTTGGCTGGGCAATTATACATTCCTCAGAACATCTCAGAGAGATGACTTCGGAGCGAGAATCGCCATAATCACGCCATAAAACCCGAACCCGAGGACGAGTCCGGTGTCAGCCTCGAGAACTCCCGCCGCGAACGACCCAAAGCCTGCGAGCAGCGCGAAGACCGCAATCCAAACGACGTTCCGCAGCCGCGAGAACAGCGTCGGCATTGGTCAGGCTCCAGCCTTGCGGGTGCGACCCTTGAGACGAGCCGAGGCGTCGCGGATGGGCGTACCGGAGCTCTGGATGAGCTTGCGGGCCTGGCTGTAGGTGATGTTGACCTCACGGGCAACCTCGACGACGGACATGCCGGAGGCGTAGAGCTCTCCTGCGCGCTGGGCGGTGATTTCGGTAGACATTGTCTTTACCTTTTCCTTCCTTGTGTTGGGGGTCTTTGTTGTTTCTTGCTGTGCCGGCATCTCTGCCAGAGCCACCCGCGACCTCTCGAGGAGACCGCGGGCTTCGTTGAGTAGCGCTTCCGTGCTGCTCATCGATCTATCGCTCCGTGGGTCGAGCGTTGTTCTCGCTCGAGTCCTCGACGGAGAATGCGGAGGTCTCTACCATTTCCTCAACGAACTGAGTCGTCCGCTCGATGAGTTCGGCTTGCGCCTCGCTTGAAAGCTCGGTGACGACGTGCGTCAGCACCGCGTCGCCTTCGTTCGTTTCGTATGTTTCGTCATTCATCTTTTGGTTACTAACCTTTACCTTGGGTACCAGTCTCCGGGTTGCCGCCCGCCGTAGGCGGACTTGCCGCGGGTCCTGCCGACCGCGAAGTAAATATACCACACGGTAGCGGCAAAAGCCACTAAGATCATCGTCAGGGCGGCAGAGCCCGCTTTCTTCACCGTGGCTCCATCGTCACGGTCTTGCTGCCGTGAACCTCGGGGTTCGCGCAGGTTGGGTACGCGGACGGAGCGACGTAGAGAGTCAGCCGGCGCTTGCACTCCGGGCAGACCCATTCCTTCGAGAGCTTCTTCTCGGGCTTCTCGTTGATCACTGTCTTCTGTTCGTTGTTCTCTTCTTCAGCCATGTCGCCGTTAGCCTCCGCTTGCCTGGGTCCGCTCATTTTATCCAGCGTCTCGAGGAGGAGTGGCACTATTCCGCGACTTTCTTCGTCAGACCGCTCGCGGCCTCGGCGCGACGCTTTCTGTTCAGCGTTCGCCGCTCGTTCGCCGTGAGTCCGCCCCAGACGCCGTACTCGACGTGCGTCAGCCCGTACTCGAGGCACTGCTCCTTCACCGGGCAGCCCGCGCAGATCTTCTTCGCCTCGCGGACGTTCGTCTTCTTCGCGTCGTTGAAGAAGTACTCGGCGTGTCCGACGCACGCGGCCTGCGCGCGCCAAACGAGGGTTTCCTTGGTGATGACGAGCGTGTCGCCGTCGTTCTCGATTGTCATGTGTCTCTCCGTGTCTTCTGTCGTTGTGTCATTATACGGGTCTTAGAACCTCGTAGCGGGCGGCCCGAAGCGGCGGGCCGCGTCGGAGCTTACCTCATCAGCCCGTCACGTTCATGCCCTGCCAGTATCTCGGCAAAGAGGGCGTCACGCTCACGGTATGTGAGGCACTCCATGAGCCTATCGGCTTCCTCGGGGCTCAGCCCGTGGTACTCGGTGTAGGTACGGTGTTCCCTGTCATAGGAACCACCCGTGAGTGGGTCGGTTCTCACAGGTACCACGCCTTCCCCGTCGTTGTATCGGATGTCGTAGTTGTTCATGTTCATGTAGGCCATTATACAAACCTTAGAACCTAGACCAGGCCCGCTACCCCTTACCCACCGGCGGCGCCTTCGCCCGCAGGGGCGCCCTTTGCGAGGTGACGTGAAACGGCGGACCCGAGCCTGTGTCGAGCTTCGCCGCAACGTGAAGCGCGTCTCGGACCGTGCGCTCCGTCGCCGTGACGCCGCTGGACGCAACGTTGTCGCCCGCGCTGGCGTACATCGCGCCTAGCGCGTAGTCTCCGCCGGAGCCGAACGAGTAGATTCCGGTCGTGTCTCGAACCCACGCGTAGTCCTCGCCGATCTCGTAGATCTGCCCATTGATAATGGACAGCACAACCGAACCGTGCTGCGCCTGCTCCTTCGATTCCTTCGCCGCGTAGCCGTGATCCTCAAAGCACTCCCGCAACGCTGGGACGAACTTGCTCGTCATAAAGCGGTCGAGTCGAACGCCTGTCAGATCTCCAGGCTTGGGCGGAGTGAACGCGTAGGCGAGGATGTTGATCGCTCGCACGTCTCCGGCGGCACCGAGAAGGTATTGGCCATTCTTGATCACCTTCGCTGATCCGCGGCCGAGCGTGTAGGATCGACCGCCCTCCTCGGTCACCCGGGAGTCAAAACCCACGACTGCCCAGTCGGGCCCTTGAACGGCGATGATCGTGGTCATTTCAGCGATTATAACCTGTCCACGGCAGATGGCGGCACCGTAAACTCGACCGGCTCCCAGCGGCCATCGACCCGCTCCGCGTAGGGCGGGAATGGTCTGCCCATTACTACCTTGACTGCCGCTCCTTCTCTTCCGGTGACCATCCCGTGCATGCCTCGCAGCACGGAGTCGCCGCAGCGCTCGTTGAAGATCACCTTGTCGCCGACGACGAAGTCAGCGCTCGTGCGAAGACTGCGGACCGCCCGCAACCTCGAGGTGATCGCTTTGTTGATGGCGAGCAGACTCTCATCAAAATCCCCACCGAGAATCCGCTCGGTGATTTCCTGCTCATCCATGTTGTCGTGTTCTCAAGCGTCGCGAGCATCCGATCCGCGTCGCTGCACAGGATTATCGGACGCCCGCGATGCGATCTCAGTAGATCGAGAACCCCCCGCTCTGCTCGAGAAACTCCGCGAACGCGCGTACGTTCTCGGCGGAGAACGGGTAGCTTGCGCGGTGGTCGTCGACCTTGCCCTCGCCGCCGCAGGCGTTGCACCAGCCGTGCGTGCGCCCAAGCGCGATGGCGACGTGCTCCTCGAGTTCCTTGTCGGGCATTCTCATCTCGGCGCCGATCTCGTCGGTGCGAATCCCGGTGGCACCGCAGTACTTGCAGTCGTGCCTGGGTAGGCTCGCCATCTCCATGCGGTACGCCTCCTCGAACTTCGCGGTGTTGCCCGACTCGAGCTCCTCGAGAAGAATCCTCGCCAGCTCCTGGGCGCCGTCCGCGTCGAGACCGTCGCCGTCATTGTAGTGCCCGCTGACGTCGCTCGTCAGCTCGGGCGCCACGTCGATGCAGTACTCCCAAAGCGGGCGCCACCACCAAACGTTGTTGCGGAAGTACTCTCCGGTCTCGCTGGCCGGGTTCTTCCCGTACACGTCCATTCCCATGTCTTTTTCTCCTTTGTTGTTGTTGTCGTTTGGTCAGCTGTTGAGGCTGACGATGTGTCGAAGTCCGAGCCACGCCGCGTAGGCGATCATTCCGCTCACGACACCCGCGTTGACGGTGACCACCGCGATGGTGATGTGCGGGATGTATTTGGCGATGCTGTTCATGTAGGTCATTATACAAACCTGGGAACTCTTACTCGGCGCGGCCGGACGAGCGCGATTGTCGATGTTGTTAGTCGCGA